CTTCATTCACTGGGATAATTACTTCAGCTGGTGATGTTTCTATGAATAGCCGTTTATTTGTTAATGGGGATGTTTCTTTTAATAGCCGATTATTTGTTAGGAATTTTGCTACTTTCAATGATGATGTTTCTTTTAATTCTGACATTTTTGTTGGATTGGATGCTTCATTAAATAGCAAACTATTTGTCAGAGGTGATGTTTCCATGAACAGCCGATTATCAGTTATGTCCGATGTTTCTTTCAATGGCAATTTGTTTGTTGGAAGGAGAATCGGAATTGGTAAAAATGCCGACATCAGTTTTTCGTTGGACTTGTCAGGAAACTTGAATTTGACAGGAAACATTTTTAACAATGGTAACTTATTTAACAGTTTTGATTACAATTCCGACATGTCATTGAACGGCAACTTGACAATTGTGAAAAAATCCACATTTAATGGAGACGTCAGCATGAATGCCAAGTTAATTGTTGCGTCTGACGTTTCATTTAATAGCAAGTTATCAGTCGCGAATACGTTAACCATGACAAATAAAGCTTCAATTGTTTTGACTGACGGTTCAAGCAATATTACTTATTCAGACTCAACTGCTCAATCGTCGGCTTATACCGGTGCCGGATCATTGGCGGGAATTTATAACAATGCGTCAATCACGGTTGACAACCAAGGCAAAATTGTGGCACTGTCAAATGGTGTCTATACGGGATTACCATTTTATCAAGCATCAATAATAACTTCAAGTGCTTATCCCGATCCCATCATTTTTGGTTGGGGCAATTACAATAGTTGGAATCCAAACGTTTTCTCAACATTTAAGGTTTCTCTTTCCGTCATTTATGGAACTGATTATGTCAGCGTTTACACTTTGAATTGTCATCTTAATATTTATCCTTATCGCTTAGTTTCTTCAAGTCAAACATCTCTTTCGGTTCAGACCAATAATCTAGAAACAAATGCTATTAATGGAGATTCCAGTTATTTTTATGTAAATGCCACATATGCGCCAAATGGCCGATATTTTTGGGCACACGGAATCAATTCAACTGGAACCCTTAATGACGGTTATGTTCAAATAATCATTACGGCGGCTGGACGTTGGGGATTTCAAGTCAAAAATCCAAATGTTGGTAATCCATGTGTAATAAGCATGGTTGTGGATCAAACAAATAAGGCAATTGGAGGATCAGTGTCTTTGGAAAATATTTCCGCGTATGATAATCAATATAATCAAGGGTTTGGGTCATTCACGAGCAGCGGATATTTGGGATTGCCATACTATCAAGCGACAATAACAACTTCAAGTGCTTATCCAACAACCATCAATCTTGGTTGGAGCAATTATCAAAGTTGGAATATTAATGTATTCTCAACTTTTAAGGTTTCTATTTCTGTCATTCATGGAACCGATTATGGAAGCATTTACACATTGGATTGTTATATTAATATTTATCCACGTCGCTTGGTGTCGTCAAGTCAAACATCTCTTATTTCACAAATAACGAATATAGACTCAAATGCCATTAATGGAAACACGAGTTTTTCATACATTGATGCCACATACGCGCCAAATGGGCGATATTTCTGGGCACACGGAATTAATTCCACAGGAACCATGAATGGCGGTTATGTTCAAATGGTTATTACTGCTGGCGGATATTGGGGATTTCAAATTAAAAATCCAAATCCGGGCAATCCTTACACAATTAGCATTATGGTGGAACAAACAAATAAGGCGATTGGAGGAATACTGACTTTGGAAAATATCTCATCTGGATATGATTATTATTATACGCAAGGATTTAATTAAAATAGTATTTAGATATATTATAAGATACGATGAGTGAGCAAGATATTAAAAATTCTACAATTAACTATCAAAATATGTCATTAAATGGAAAAATAACTGTTTCTGATGAATCATCTTTAAATGGTAATTTGTCTGTTGCGGGTGATGTTTCTATGAATTCAAATTTGAAAGTTGGTGGCAATGTTACTATAAACAAGAAATTATTTGTTAGTGATCTTGAAGCCACCAACTTTTCTATAAAAGGAACTATGACATATATTAATGTTTCTCAGTTGGATATTTCTGATAATTTGATTCGTCTTAATAAAAATGGTGCGACTTCCGCGGGATCCGGAATTGAAATAGAAACTGCTGGAAATACAATTGGCGCTTTCATTAAATTAGACGACACCACCAATAAATGGTCTATAATGAGTCCGGGACAAGATCCAGATTATATTGTCACAAAATCCAGAGTTGACATTATTGATGTTTCTCTAATTGAAGTTAGATCTCGGTTGGGACAATACAGTTATGATTTGACAAATACAACCTCTATTGATAGAAACGTGATTCTTTCAAATAGCAGTTCTAGGGTCACAGTTTTGGGAGACGCGTCTTTAAACAGCAGATTGTCAGTTTCATCTGACGTTTCTTTTAATAGCAGATTGTTTGTTAATGGAATAACAACATTTAACAATGATCTTTCTTTGAATATGGACATTTTTGTCGGATTGGACGCTTCATTAAATAGTAAATTGTTTGTTAGCGGAGATGTTTCTATGAATTCCAATTTGACAGTTGGTGGAAATGCTAGTTTTAATTTGGTGCCTACTTATGTGGGACAAGAAAACCCTTCATTTATAAATTCAAGTTTCACCACAAAGTCTTATGTGGATTCGGCCCTTCAAACCGGTGGCGGTTCAATATTGTTAACATCTAATAATGTTTGGTCGGGAAATAATTATTTTACAAATGACGTTTCCATGAATAGTAAGTTGTTTGTCACGTCTGACGTTTCATTTACTAGTAATTTATTTGTCGGAGGATCTATTGTTAATCCAACTTTCACCGGCGTCCCCAGCGCTCCCACTGCTGCCGCAAAAACCAGCACAACGCAAATAGCAACAACAGCCTTTGTTGTCGGAGAAATTGATGCTCTTATTAATTCTGCTCCTGGAGCTCTTAATACTTTGAATGAGTTGGCAATTGCGCTCGGAAGTGATGCCTCATTCTCAACGACAGTTACAAATTCATTGACGACCAAGGCTCCAATTAATAATCCCACTTTTACGGGAACCGTCGGTGGCATTACAAGTTCCATGGTTGGATTAGGAAATGTTAATAATACGTCTGATGCCGACAAACCTGTTTCTACTGCGACAACAACCGCGTTGAATTTGAAAGCCAATCTTGCCGGTCCTACTTTCACAGGAACCGTCGGTGGTATTACAAGTTCCATGGTTGGATTAGGAAATGTTAATAATACGTCTGATGCCGACAAACCGGTTTCTACTGCGACGACAACTGCCTTGGCATTAAAATCCAATATTGCTGGTCCTACTTTTACAGGCACAGTTTCTGTCGGAACTAACGCAAAATTATTCACAGATGGCGCCAATGACACTGTTCTTCAAAATAGTAATAATACTGGATTTCTTTATTTGAAAGCTGGCACTGCGGGAAATGTTGGATTATCAGTTAACCTTGCAGGAAATGTTGGGATAAAGGGTAGTCCTGGTTTGTATGCTCTTACTGTCACTGGAACCGCGGCTGCTACCAATTTTTCTTCCACATCTGATTACAGAATCAAAGAAAATGTTAAATTGTTGGACGGAACCTTCACAGTTGATGTTTTAAAACCGGTTTCTTATAACAATGTCTTGACAAAAGCCCCTGATATTGGATTCATTGCCCATGAAGTCCAGGAGCATTATCCTTATTTGGTAACCGGCGAGAAGGACGGAGTCAATAATCAAAGTCTTAATTATATCGGGTTAATTGGTATTCTCACCAAGGAAGTACAAGATCTTAAGAAACGCGTTGCCGAACTTGAGAATAAGAAATAATCAATATCTATGTTTTTACCTGTACCTTGAAAACAATCTCCATGTTTTTACTCGTCCCTTTGAAAAAATTGATTCACAAAACCATTCGGAGACATTTTAACAAATAATTATACTCTTTAAAATGTCTACTACTAAAGTTAATCTCGCAAAACAATATCAGAAGAAATCTGATAAGGAACACGTCCTTGATAATCCCGATACTTATATCGGATCCAAGGAACGTGTTGAAGAAAATCTATGGATCTTTAATGAATCCACCTCTCTTTTTGAACATAAACAAATCCATTATATTCCCGGTCTCTATAAACTCTTTGATGAAGGTATAGTCAACTGCCGCGACCACGTCGTTCGTATGATACAAAAGTCCAAGACCGATGACAAGACCAAACTCGTAACTTTCATTAATATTGACATCGCCGCCGATGGAACTATTACAATGGAAAACGACGGCAATGGTATTGATGTTGCCAAGCACCCTGAATACGATGTCTGGATCCCCGAAATGATATTCGGACATCTTCGCACTTCCACCAACTATGACAAGGAGGAAAAACGCATCGTCGGTGGTAAGAACGGCTTCGGATTCAAGCTGGTTCTTATCTGGTCCACCGTCGGCTATATTGAAACTGTTGATCATGTGCGCGGTCTAAAATACACTCAATCCTTCCTACAAAATCTGGATAACATTTGTCCTCCAGAAATTACCAAAGTCAAGGGCGCCAAACCTTATACCAAAGTTGTGTTTAAACCTGATTACGCCCGGTTCGGCATTGACGGTCTTACTCCCGATATCATTGCCCTGTTGAAAAAGCGCGCCTATGACATTTGTGCCGTCACCGATCAAAGCGAAAAGAAGATCAAATTTAACTACAATGGCGCCCCCATTCCTGTTAAGAATTTCCAACAATATATTGATATGTATATTGGACCTAAGGACGATCAAAAGCGTGTCTATGAAAGTGCCGATAGTCGTTGGGAATACGCAGTTGCCCTAGCACCCTCGCAAGAATTCACCCAAGTGTCTTTTGTTAACGGCATCTGTACTTACAAGGGCGGCAAGCATGTTGAATACATTGTCGGCCAAATTGTTAGAAAACTCATCGCATTTATTGAAAAGAAGAAGAAGGTCAAGGTGAATCCCTCTGCCATCAAGGAGCAACTTATCCTCTTCTTAAGATGCGATATTGAGAATCCCGCGTTTGATAGTCAAACAAAGGATTTTATGAATACGCCATCCGACAAGTTTGGCTCTACATGCTCTGTAAGTGATGCCTTCATTGAAAAGGTGGCTAAAATGGGTGTCATGGATATGGCATGTAATTTGACGGAGGCTAAGGAAAGTCGCGTGGCCGCTAAAAAGACCGATGGGTCTAAAACCAAGAATATCCGCGGAATAGAGAATTTCATGGATGCCAATTTCAGCGGTACTGAAAAGTCTAGTGAATGTACTTTGATCTTGTGTGAGGGATTGAGTGCTATGTCAGGTATTGTGTCTGGACTGTCTTCCAGTGATCGCAATGTAATTGGCATTTATCCTTTGCGCGGAAAGTTGCTTAATGTTCGCGGCGAGTCTCTTAAGAAAATCACCGATAATAAGGAAATCACTGATCTTAAAAAGATTCTTGGTTTAGAAAATGGCAAGGAATACAATTCTGCCGAAGATGTCAATCGGTCTCTCCGATATGGCAAAATTATGATCTTGTGTGATCAAGATACTGATGGTTCCCACATCAAGGGTTTGTGTATTAATCTGTTCCACTGTGAATGGAAATCCTTGACCAAGATACCCGGATTCATTTCCTTCATGAATACGCCAATTTTAAGGGCGAGCAAGGGCAAGACGACGCTGTCCTTCTATAATGAAGGAGAATATGAGACATGGAAATCAGGGATCGGCGGCGAAGCCGCCTCTTGGAAGATCAAATACTTCAAGGGTCTCGGCACTTCTAAATCCGAAGAGTTCAAGGAGTATTTCAGCAACAAGAAAACCGTAGACTTTGTCTATGAAGACGTAATCAGTGACAACGCCATTGATATGGTTTTCAATGATAAGCGTGCCAATGATCGCAAGACATGGTTGATAGAGAAATACGATAAAAATGCTTATTTGGATACTACAAGCCCCCGCATTACCTATGAGAGTTTTATTGATAAAGAACTCATTCATTTCAGCAATTATGATTGCGGTCGTTCTATTCCATGCGCCATTGATGGTCTTAAAATCAGTCTCCGTAAAATCTTATTCTGTGCTTTTAAACGTCGCTTAACCAGCGAGATCAAGGTGGCGCAATTCTCAGGATATGTGTCTGAACACAGCGCTTATCATCACGGCGAGGCAAGTCTTAATGGCGCCATCGTGAATATGGCACAGAATTTCGTGGGGTCAAACAATATCAATTTGCTTATGCCCAATGGTCAGTTTGGAACCCGGCTTCAGGGCGGCGATGACTCGGCATCGGAAAGATACATTTTCACTATGTTGAATTCCCTCACTCGCTACATATTCCCCGAGGCCGATGACGCGATTCTCAACTACTTGAATGACGATGGCACTTTGGTTGAACCGGAACACTATGTTCCTATTATTCCTTTCGCGCTAATCAATGGCATCAAGGGCATTGGTACTGGTTTCTCGTGCTCAGTGCCCCCTTACAATCCCGCCGATCTGATTTCCTATTTGAAAAACATGTTGACTAATAAAGAAAACGGCGATTTGACACCCTATTATGAAGGGTTTACAGGAACCGTTGCCAAGATAGAATCCGACAAGTATTTGATCAAGGGAATTTACAAGAAGACTGGTGCGGATTCCATTGAAATCACCGAACTGCCGATTGGCCGCTGGACCATGGCTTATACCAAGATGTTGGAGGAGATGATGGACGGGTCAGTTGATAAGACCGGCAAGAAGACCGCGCCACTGATTAAGGATTTCACATCTTTGTGTACTGAAGTTAATGTACATTTCTTAGTCCAATTCCCCAAGGGCAAGTTGGATGAATTAATGGCCGCAAAAGATTCCGAGGGAATAGACGGTGTTGAAAAACTCATGAAACTCTCTACAACCATCAAGACATCCAATATTCACATGTTTGATGAGAATTGTAAGTTGAAGAAGTTTGAGAATGTTCATGAGATCATTCGCGGATATTATCCGGTTAGATTGGCTGCCTACAAGAAGCGAAAGGATCATTTGGTTGCGGCTATGCAACAAAGAATGCTTGTTTTAACCAACAAGGCGCGATACATTGAATTTACATTGATTGATAAGATTGATTTGAGACGTAAGAATGCCGAGGCGGTCACAAAGATGATGGATGTCAATGGATTTGATAAGTTGAATGAAGGCGGATACAACTATTTGGTTAAGATGCCGATGGATTCAGTTACGGTTGAAAACGTGGATAGACTCAGAAAGGAGCGAGATGATACTCAGAAGGAGTTGGAGATTCTTATGGCAACAAGTTTAGAAGAAATGTGGATGCGTGAATTGGATGTGTTGGAGAAGGAATATGTTGGATACAAGAAGGAGCGCGCGGAACTACAATTGCCGCCTGCCACCGCGCAAGCAAAGAAGTCAACTAAGAAAAAATAAATAAATGGGTTGTTTGTTATTTATTTATAAATATGGTTGTTTTTTCTTGGACATTAACAATATATAACATGTGCGAATCATTGCCGAGATCATTGAAAATGCTTTGTTTTGGAAATGATACATCTCTTGATGCGCAAAAGAAAAAGAAAGTATTGCCGCAAATTAGTCAAAAAATGAGATACAGTCAAATTGTTAATTCGGTCAATACGGAAGGTCGCACAACCATTGTCACAGATATTAATAAAGTCCCCATTGGGTTTAGACCGGTCCGGGCAATCATTCTTCCTCCGACTAATTTCCGCATTTTTAGCTGATTTGTGATTGTCTGTGATTTTTTTATTTAGCAAATATATAATGAAAAAGCCTGTTAGACAGCCTGATGGATTTTACCATGTTGATGGAAAGAAGTATGAAATATTAGTTGGATCTCGCGCTCAAGTTCACAATGGAACCGCATGCAAGACTCCTGGCGGATTGCGCAAGACTCAATTGTTAATGAACAAGTGGGGACGCATTGTGAGTGCCAAGAAGCATGCTACTGCCAAGAAGGAGAAGCGCTTGGAGAAGCACGGATTCTTTGCGCAAAAAGGCAAGTTTGGATATGTCAAGAAGACGGCTAAGAAACAGAGTCGCAAAGCTAAGAAATAAGCGACACGCAAAGCTAAGAAATAAGTAAATAATTAGTAATTTTTATACATTTATGAAAATGTATAAAATGTCTAGAAAAGTTGTTGTTATGTGTTCCGCAAAGAAAAATTGATCACTTTGCTTCAATTTGAATGTCAAGTATATAATATAAATAATTTAAAATGTCCTCATTCATATCCTCATTCATGCCCTTATCTATTATAGTCCGCGTCGTTTCGCAAGTTTATGAAAAATGTATCTATTATGCGGCCGAAAAACCAAAGTCCGAAGAAGAAGAAATGCTATGTAATGTCATATTGTCTAGATATGAAAACATGCGCTTGCGAATTGTCAACGGCGGGTGTGACACCGACGTCGGATTAAAATCCATTGAACATTCGCTGTGTGATGTTATTGTTTATGAAAAAGAATATCAATGGATAAAACAATGTGATAATGAAGTGATTGACGAAGATGTAGATAATGATGATGATCCAAGTCAAGAACAACTATCACACAGTGATCCAAGTCAAGGACTACTATCACACAGTGATCCAAGTCAAGGACTACTATCACACAGTGATATTGACGATAGTTGCTGTGTCAAGATGATGACTTTAGAAAAATGTCGCGATGAAACAGACATGTTGAATGTCGCTGTGAATTTGAATTTATCATACACAGAATTCAAGAACATCATTTCTATAGAAGATGATGACAATGAAATACATGTGACATATGAAGATCATGACAATGCCGATGATGACATTTATAGTTAAAATAACCTAATTATGTATAGATATTTTATGAATAATTTTGCTAATTTATTTTCTTTCTGGATTTTCATGTGGTTTTTTATTCATTATTTAGGATATTTCAAAGAATACAACCCAAAATTGGCATTGACTGTCGGAATGGCATTTGAAATTTTCTTAATAGTATTGATGTTTTTTAACGAAGTCACTATCCGATACATTTTGATTTTCTTTTTATTTCAGGTTTTTATTAAAGTCATTCCATTATACATTCTCCGAAACAAACCCATTAATCTTATTCCTGATTTGAAATCAACTATTATTGTTTTTTTCATTTATTTGACTTTTCTCTATTGGAATGATGTTGATGTCATTGTTTTTAATTCAAAAGCATTCTACAATTTTGCTCATGGAATTCCCAACTCGCCTTTTATGGATTTATTAGATTCAGCTATATATAAATGAGTCTCTGCAAATATAAAGAACTTTTTGGAAAACCTGGCGAAGGTATTCATTCTTGGCGCATCTTTGATGTTGGCGTTATTGATGTCCTTGTAACCGTCGCTTTCGCATATATAATATCTTTGGTTTCTGGCATTCGGCTTCTCTATGTTTTGCCCGCTTTTTTCCTTTTAGGCATTTATGTTCATCGGCTATTCTGCGTCCGCACTACAGTTGACAAACTTCTATTTCCAAATGCACAGTAAATAATTTATACAAACCCAATTACTACAGTTCTAATGTTGATGTAATTTGAAACAGTTATATTTCCTCCATAAATTGCGAGTCTAACGCACCTAGAAGCAGTGGTTGAAATTGGTGTGGGAAATGTGTATTCCAAAATACTTGGATTTGTAATGTCAGTTGAAACGCCTGATGTTGGGAATGTTGTTATTCCAATTACACCTGTGCTCATATTGACAAATCCAAAATTCAATGTTGTTGAAGCGGGTGTTCCAACAAAAGCATAAATTATTGAAATGTATGATATATTTACACCGGGCACATTTAATATTGACCCAACTTCATTGAAATTGGTGAACCCATTCACTGTTGCGGTTAAAGATGCTTTGAAATATGGGGTTCCATTATTTTGAATATAACTTAATGTTGTTAAATCTCTGTAAGGTTTTCCCACGTAATTTGCCATTCCAGTGGGTCCTAATATGTTTCCAACAACATTCCACCGATTCATGGAATTTATAGTAATTTTTGAAGGCGGACTATACAAAGCTGTTGTATAAGCTATGAATTTTGAATTGTCGGAAGACCAATCTGTGTATGTTGTGTTCAACGTCGCTGGACTATTGTTTTGCGCATATATATTTGTTGTTGTGAATAATGTTCCTGCTACCGCATTATCTAATCCAATAATTCCTTTTCCTCCGGATGACGTTGGTGATAATGTTTCAGTGTTGTTTTCAGCAACAATTGAAGCAACTCCATCCAAATTTGAATTGTTATAAAAAATACAAAATCCTGAATGAGTAGTTATGGTATTATTTATTAAAAAAAACTGAATGTTTGAACCCGTCAATGGCACTTCCCATATTAAAAATTGCAAAATGGGATTCGTTATTGTTGTGCAATCTTTTATTATTATTTTACCGTTTGTGAAATTTGAAGCAGCATCCGCACTATATACACATATACTGGATAAACCATTATTTCCCTCAAACTGACAATTTGTTATGAAAGTTTCTCCGGTGGTTCGTTTTAAATCAATATAACGATGTTTATCTGGAGTTCCAATAAATTTAAAAGTGGTATTTTGTATTTGTGTTTGCGTGTTCGCGGATGAAATGCCAAATTCATTTGTCACAATCATAGCATCATAAACATAATTATTTGACGCGGTTGTTGATGTGAATGCGAGCGCGGTTGCTGGTGATCCACTTCCAGTTGATCTTATTGTTATTCCAGAAACTAATACATTGTTACCACTAAATATGACACAAACTCCAGTTGTTGATGAAGAAGTTATTATATGAAAAGATGAGTGTGATGCCGTCAATTTGATTCCAACGGGAATTGTTATGCTGCCAGATCCAAGATCAATATGAGTTGTTATTTGAATGATGTCACCATCAACTGACGCAGCAATTGCACTATTCAGCTCACTTAGTGTCGCCACCATGCGCAATGTTCCAGAATATGTTGGTATTGTTCGCGGAGGTGGTGATGTGTATTTCCCATATTTGAAAATATTGTATGTGTCCAACCCTAAATATGTGTCATTGCTTGGAATGATTGGCGTTGTATTTGAAGTTATAAATGAAGACCCTGTTGGTCCGGTTGATCCCGCGCCTTCAGAAACTAATCCAGATGGACCAGTGGGGCCAACAGGTCCCGTGAATCCTATTCCTTCTGGAATAACTTCATTATTTGTGAAACTATATCCTGTTGGACCCGTGGGCCCCATGGGACCTATTGATCCGACACCACTTGCCAATTGCGATTGGTATAAATAGTTCACTTGTGTTCGCTGTTTTTTTGAAAACCACATTTAAATTATATATTATGAACTTATAATTACAACTTACAAAATGTAATTATATAACTGTTTTATAAAGAACGAAATGAAAGAACAAAAATCAAATGACAAAGACAAAGACAAAAACAAAAATCCAAAAGGTTCCCTCAATTTAACTGATCTCATATTATTTGGTCTCGGTAATATTGTCGGTGCAGGCATCTTCATAATAATAGGCAAATCCATTAAATTCGGCGGCAACAAAACTCTATATGCTCTATTGTCTGTGGCCTTAATCAGCATGATCATGGGATTTTGTTACATTGAGATTTACAGCCGATACAGTTCTAGCATTACCGAATATTTAGCGGTTAAAAACACTATGGGCGAAGGAGTAGGTCAAGTGACATTGTATGCCATTTATTTTTTCGCATTGCTTTCCGGAGTAACTATTGTCACTGCTATGTCTAAATATTTATGTAAATGTGATATGGTTTCTAATTTGAAAACTTTCATGGATTGGTCTTCTTTAACTCATCATTCTAATATTGAAACTGCGTTCTCTATTTCCATTCTTATAATCATTGCCCTCATCAATTATCTCGGAATTGAAACTTCCAAACACGTCGCCAATACAATCTCTATCGTCATGCTTGTGACACTCATTGGAATCATCTTGCTCAGTTTGCCTTTTATTAGTCTTGATAAATTGAACGCGCCAACTCAGTTTCCGAAACCAGTTGATGGCGGCGTTTCCAATAATCCATGGGACAATTTTGTGCTCTCCTCTATACTTTCTCTATTCCTCTTTAATGGATATGATTTTCTAGTTAAAATCAGCGACGAATCTGCCGATCCCGAAAACAATAAGATCGCGCTAATTAGCTCTATCGGCATCACAACATTCATTTATGCCATGATTATTATTGCCGGCGTCTGCGTCCTTAATTACAAAACCGCCGGATCCACTTATAATATCATAACTAAATTATATGAAGTCCTCACAAATGGCCATTTGGCCTCCTTGGTTTATGTAGCAGGCATTTTCATCATGTTTAACACGGGATTTCTCTCTATCATGTCCGCCGCAAAATTCATGGAAGGATTAGGCAAAGATGACAAGATATTTATGTCTGAATTCTGGGCTAAGACCAATGAATTTGATGCGCCATCCAATGCCATTTGGGCATCCCTTGCCATTTGTATATTTTTTGCGCTTTTCAATAATGAAACTTTGATGGCCATTTTCTCTAATTTTAGTTGTATTGCCATTCTGATATTGATCTCTATCGCCCTCCTCATTTTGCGATGGCGAGAACGCGACGATTTGGACGCGCAACTCAAACACAATTATATTTGGGGCAATGTTGGCAACATCCCGGTGCCGGTCGTCGCGAATTTAGGGGTTCTATTTTACATCATGTATGAAATGTTCAAAAACCAGTTTTGGATTCATGTTATTTAAATAGATTTATGAAATAATAATAAAAGAATATTTCTATTGTTTTATTATTATAAATGAACACTGTTATTATTCTTGCTGGCGGCCTTGGTAAACGTATGAACTCTGATGTGCCAAAAGTCCTTCACCGCGTTGGAGGAGTTCCTATGCTCATCCGTGTTATTTGGGAAGCTGACCCAATCGCAAATCGCATCCTCATTGTTGTAGGAAAATATCGTGAACTGATAGAGATGGTGATAAATGAATCATCCAACATTCCTTATGAAAAAATAGAATATGTGGATCAACCCGTTCCCAAAGGAACAGGCCATGCGGTTATGTGTTGCTTGCCCTATTTAAAACAAAATCAGCCGGTTTTGATATTGTCGGGGGATGTGCCTCTTATTAAAACTGATACAATGAATATGATGATGGGAGGATTGAATGATTTTTGTGTGATGGCCGCCACCGTGGAAAATCCGACAGGATATGGAAGACTCTTGCAAGACAATAAAAAAAGTTATTTTATCGTGGAGGAAAAAGACTGCTCCGATAGAGAACGCGAATGTAAACTAGTAAATTGTGGAATTTATTCTACTTATGGGAGAGTTCTGATGCAATTTTTGCCCTTTTTGACCACTAACAATTCCCAAGGGGAATATTACTTGACAGATATTGTTAAAATTCTTAGAACTCATGGCGTAACGGCGCAAATATGCGAAATAGGCGAAGAAAAAAAACACGAGGTCATGGGGGTTAATACCGAAGAAGATCTTAATGTTGTCAGCAAGTTTTGCTATTCGGAAACCGATGACACGCCTTTTTAAACCTTTTGATAACTAAAAATTGATTTAAAATTATCCATTGTCATTAAAAAATAATAGCATAATGGATGATTTTAAAACTTTTAGTCAATTTCTAAATTGCATGAGAAGTTATGATGTGGACCAACAAATAACTATAGAAAATTTCATGTCATATTACATAAATAAGTATAGAGGGTTTGGAAAACACAATTGTAAATATACATATGATAATGAATTGAAAAGTGATACAACAGGTGAATTGCATAAATTGGCTCTTATTGGGTTTGAATTTGAAAAAAAAATGCACGATGAACGCGAATATAAAAAATCTCTTAAGAAATGTAAAAAATAAATATATTAACCTCAATGGTGGTCCCTTAGGAAATCTTCAAATGCGTAGAGCGGTGCGGATTTATGTTATTGATAATATATATCACAATGGGAAAGTGCGAAACCGCAAGAACATCTATCGGCATAAAGATTTTATTATCAGACCTTATTTCACAAATAAATGAAACAAATTTTGATTTGATAAACAAAATTCTAAATGAAGGTTTTATTTCTGATGAAAATGAAAATTACAATGATGCGTATACAGATATTATTTGGTCCAATGATTTGCCTAAAAATTATTTAGATTTTAAAATTTTTTTGGAACAAGAATTTAAGAATAGAGGTTTATTTGATAAAGAATTATTGTTATCTATAAAAAAAATATTGAGCACAGATAGATGGGGATACGATAGAGAAGGAAAAAATAGTAATTATCGTCCAATAGATTTTGATTTGTCTGTGGATGTGGAAGAATACAAAGAAATAAAAAAATACACAATTGTTTTTATTTTAGAACAACATTCTGGTTAAAGACACATTTTCATCATGTTGGAAAACTCCAATTCCCCAATCTCTATTTTCCTATATGATTTCAAATAACACCTCATGCAAACCAAGACATCCACGATTGAATTATGTAGATTCTCAGGAATTGTGTCAAATAAATGCTTATGAAACTCCAATAATGTTGGCCACTTCTTATAATATGTGACCTTTCCATCCTTAGATTCCTTGGCCTTCATGACATTACATATGTTTGTGCCATAACGCATGGTACAGAATCGCTCTATTCGGTGCGATTTCTCAAATTCCGCGTCAAATATATTGAAACAGTAATGGGCTTTCAGGTCTATTTCAGCCCTATTGCGATCTAGCTCCACGCGGATCATCGTCGCGTCAAATGTCAAGTTGTGTGCTATCACGCAACCCGCCATTGTATAACATTCATAGAAACAGTCTAATGCCAATAATATTGGAATGCCGCGTTCATCGCACATCTGTTTTGTAATTCCTGTTATTTCGGTTATTTTCTCGGGCACGTCAACCGGCACATTTATATAGAAGTTGTGTTTTCTCTCTATCGCCCTGGTTTCTAAATTATATAAGATAAAGCTAAATTGAATTATATATGGATATAGAGCAAGATTGCTCACATGATTGTTTTTTTGATCCGCGGGGATCGTCGGCAAAAGGCCGGTAGTCTCTACGTCAAAGATTAAGATTCGGGTTTGATTGTTCATTTTATTTTTTGAACGATAGAGACCCGCCTCATTTTGAATCAATTTTTCAAGTTCTAAGCGCTTGTTTTTTTTTGTTTTTTCACAAATCATATAAACGGTTCTTCATATAATCCATATCGTCTCTATCTGAAACCATGGAAAATATAAAATTAAAAATCACTGAAGCAATTGACCTTTTGTGCGAAAAATACAAGGATGATACTTATATGATCTCCAAAACAGAAAATTTCATCTGTAATCAACTCCCTCTTGTCCTACAAAACATAGAGAAAAATCACGCTGATCGCGTCCAACGCATTGAGGAACTCACCACTGAGCAAGACGCTTTCATGCAATCTTTCTTAACCAATAATCGGTATTTTTATGCGTCATCCACCGAGAATTTCTTCTACTATGATGGGCTAAATTACGTCAGCATCACTGAAGACGAGGTCCTATACAACATCTTGTCTTCTATTAGTCGCGACCGCCAACTCATGTCCTGGAAATACAAGACCAAGTCCGCCATTATGAAACGCATCCGAGAAAACCACGTCTATTCATGTATCCCAGAATCCGCCACTATTCAATCGGTTTTGAATGTCCTTAGTCCCGCGGTTTTTTCTTCTAAAAATGAGGCAAAATACTTCTTGACGGTTCTAGGCGACAATATAATGAAGAAGAATGAATCGTTAATACATATGATGGACCCGGCGGCAAAACTGATGATCAGCAGTTTGAATTCCATGTGTCAAATTTGGTTTGGCGCGAATTTGAATCAGTCGTTTAAATACAAGTATCATCAAGATCATTTGTACAACAATATCCGACTAATATCGGCAAATGGTAACATTGATAAATCATGGACACAAACCTCTATTGGACTTGATTTATTGTTCGTCGCGTGCCACTATTCAAACCGATATTCCAGTTCCGATATTTATGTCAGCAAGTATAGCAACGATGACGTATTAATTGATAAGACATTTTATTTGAAAAGCATTTCACCAGAAACCTTGATGACCACATTCGTGAAAGAATACATCACCGTTTCTCCCACTGAATCAACTGTTTCATCAACTGCTGAAATTACATGGAAAAATATGCTATATCTATGGAAGCATTTCTTGGAGTCAAAACAGTTGCCCAATGTAGTATTAACAGGCAAGGTCAAGACGTTTGTGTCGCAACAGTTAGAAGCCAATTATGATATTGAAGCCGAAGTTTACAAGGGAGTTAGCAGCAAGTATTTGCCAACTGTTTGTCAATTCCTGAAATTCTGGGAGGAGACGATGGTACCCGATGAGACCGAATTGGAAATAGAAATCGGAGAATTAGCCACGCTTTTCAAACAATGGAGTCACAATTTGAATATCACGGAAAAACAAGTCGTCAATATTCTAAAGCATTTTTTCCCCGATTTGGAAATAGATCAGGAAAAATACATCTACAAGATGCGGTCTAAATTGTGGGACAAACAAGTGGATATAATGCTGGCCATGGATGACATGAAAGACAAGAATGGCACACAATCAGTATCAACCTATGATGCTTATGTATATTATTGTAATTACATGAATGGCAATGTTCAAGTTAACGTGAACGACACATCTGTTAAGCGGCGATCCGGTAGTGGAACAATGGTTCCGATTCCATTGTTAGTCAGCAAGCAGTATTTTGATAAATACATGGGTTAAAATAAAATAAAAGATTGATTTTTTATTTTATTATTAGTTATTTTATTTTTAGTTATACCAAATGGTGGAATGTTCCCGATCACCTTCAAAATCTAATTGGTTGTTATTGTTTTTTGTGTAATAATAAACAGCGATTGATTGACGGCATATATTTTCAGGAACATTCAATATTTCGGGATGTCCGTGAATACTTTTGTTTGAAGTATTGAATATCACACATCTGTTTAAAATTGGCAATATTTTTTTCGCACATGTGCCATTTTGTTTGTCATAAAGAAGTAATGATCCGTTGTATTCTTCCTTCCAATCTGGATTCATGTAGATCAACAAATTGATTCTTCTATCCAATTTACCATAATGTTTATGATGGTATGAATTGAAATCAGTGTGTAATTTTAAAAAACCGCCGTTTTTTATTCGGTGTATTCCTCCGCCCAATAAAGTTGTGTCATTCGCAATTATATCTTTTATTCCTGTCATGTTTTCCAAATAATTTATGAATTCTGGACTATTTAATTCCACAAATAATCTGTTTAAACAATCAGAATGGGTTTTTGTAAAAGCGTATTTGTTATATTCAAATGGAGATGATTTGCTTATAAATTTACTATCGGCGTCATCATCTTTTAGATTGTTTATATTTGACAACACATCGTCTATCATTCCGTCTTTTAAGAAATTGTCAATGATTGTGTGAGGAAAAGGATAATTTTCGTAATTGACGGTTTTTAATTTGTCTTCATCCACAAATTCCATTATTATTATTTAAAACAAAGAGGTTTTAAATAATTTGTATTAAAAAAGATTTATTCAAGGAACTAGTTTATTGGTCACGCTTTGAAACATTTATAATAGCGTTTGATATGTGCCACGTCTGTAAAATCAACAGAAAATGTATCGCCAAATGGTTAAGTTGATATAAAGGTTTGACTTTAGTTACTATGCCAATTGCCGCAATTGTCAATGCTATTTGCGTTTGAACTATGCGATCATCTATTAAATAAATTATATTGAACAAATCATAAAGCGCCGGAATTATGACGCATGTGTTGAGTATTTTCATATAGTTGACATCAGATGACGCAATTTGAATTGGCTGTAGAGAGTAAATGTGAGCGCCTATAAAAAACACAAAATGTATAATTGCCGACGTGTTGCCTCTATTGCTTCCCATGGCAATCAATGACAACAATGATTTTAAATGAATGGCGCCAGTATTGAAAAAGAATTCCATGGATGCGTCTTTTTCATCATCTTTTAATCCATTGATCATCACATTATTTGATATTAAAACTTCATCATGCGAATTTAAAATATTGTGTTTCCGAGTGTGATACAAATTGGACGCAAATGTTAACATGGTTATTCCGGCAAAATCATATTTATTATAGGTTTTTTGCTGTACATATGGCACAATTGACAAAAACATGGTCCACGGAAGAATGCGTTCGGCAAATTTATCTGTATTAATTTGGGGAAAAGTGGGAATCACTATTTTTTTGTATAATTTTTTACATATCAAAGAAAACCAATAAATATTAATTGAATACAATCCAAGGATTCCAATATAAAATTGGAGTTCTTTCCAAAAAAAGTATTGACCATTATTGTCATAATAATATTTGTTAAGTGTGTTGTGATATTCTTCATTTTTAATGATGTTAAAGTACAAATCAAATATGCGAAATTTCACAAATGTCGCAATGAATATAAAGTCATTGATTTTATACAATGTTTTCACAATGACGTTTTTCTTAATCATTTCTGGAGCTTTTTCTTCCATCATTATTCTAAACAATAAAAAAATGGTGCTTATTTCAGTTTTTACCAATGGCTCAGACAACGCGATCCTGTCATCTGTATTTGTTATTCCGCAAGTCATGAATATTGAAGACAATAATATACCAAAAATATGATGAACAAAGGCGTCATTTTTAGAAAACAACAAGTCAAATGTCAAATATGAAAAAATTATTAAATATGAGTATTCCATGTCATTCTTAAAATACAAATAAGACATGTATGAAGATAAAAAAAACGCATTCATATTTTGAAAATTGTCAATGATGTTTTTCTTTGCTGGAAATAAATGCTGTATCATTTTGAATAATTTATTTGTTGGGTTGTCTGTAAATTGGTTTATTAGTTTGTTTTAATAATTATATTTTAACAAAATATAGACGCAATTTGCGTTTACATATTAGACCATGCCTCCGAAAACAACAAAAATTAGTTCCAATAAATTTCTACTTATTGTTGAGTCCAGTAGCAAATGTAGTAAAATAGAGTCTTATCTCGGAGATAATTATAAATGTATTGCTTGTAATGGGCACATGCGCATGATTGGCGGATTAAAAAGCATTGATGCGAAACGTGATTATGCCATAACATTTGACATTGACCCGGATAAGAAAGCTCATGTGGATAAAATGCGCGGCATCATCGCCGGATATCCTAAAGAAAATGTGATATTGGCATCCGATCACGATAGAGAAGGCGAAGCCATTGCGTGGCATATATGTGATATTTTTGATTTGCCTGTTGCCACCACTCGGCGAATCATTTTTCATGAAATCACAAAACCTGCTTTACTTGCGGCTGTTGCCAATCCTCGCACAATAGATATGAATATGGTTCAAGCGCAACAAGCAAGACAAGTGCTGGATATGTTGGTTGGATTCAAGATTTCGCCTCTATTGTGGAAACATATTTGTTCAGGTAAAAATAGTAGTTTATCCGCTGGGCGTTGTCAAACACCCGCGCTGAGATTGGTATATGAAAATGAAATGGAGGCTAAAAAGTCGGCGGCGGACAGGGGACTTAAACATCGCGTCCAGGCCGCGTTTTTCTCGCAGGATTACTTGTTTGAATTAAACAAGGAAATGAATTCCTATGAAGAGATAGAGACGTTCTTGGAAAAATCTAAATTACATAAACATGAACTCTCTATCGGCAAAATGCGAGAATCTGTCAAATCCCCTCCCAAACCTTTTAACACTGCCACTTTGCTACAGGCGGCAAGCAATGCTTTTGGCATGGGATCTAAGGATGTTATGGCGTGTTGTCAAACTCTGTATCAACTCGGACATATCACTTATATGAGAACCGACAGCCGCAAGTATTCGCCGGTTTTTACGGAAATCGCCGGCAAATATATAGAGGAAAAATGGACGAAAAAACATGTCAATATTGAATCGGTTGTAAATATTGAAGGAACAAGTGAAGCACACGAGGCTATTCGCGTGACCAATATAGCAATGCATGAAATAGTGCTGGGTCAAGAAAAGCTGGAAAAGGTTTATATGATGATTTGGCGAAACACTATACAGAGTTGTATGTCGGCGGCCACATTCAACTGTTTGCCTCTTGAGATTACGGCACCCGTAATTCCCTTGTTTGCCGAAGGGAATCAAGTTCTTGCGTATAAGCACACGATAGAGACGCCTAAGTTTGGCGGGTTTTTGGACATAATAAAAACCGATAATAAGACCGCAAAAGAAATAGAGCAAAATAATTTGTTTTTCTCGGAAACAATACTGCGTCTACAATACGTGAAGGACAAAACCATTCCATACAATTACATAAAAACCATTGTCGGATTCACTAACCGACACAGCCGATATACGGAGGCCAGTCTCATTGATAATTTGGACGAAATTGGCATAGGACGCCCCTCTACATTTTCTATGTTGGCCGATGTGATCCAGACCCGCAATTATGTAGAGAAAACCGACGTAAAAGGCGAGGAAGTAGAATGCCGCGAATATGGGTTAAAGGATGGCATAATGACAAAAACTGCTATCAAGAAGATGATGGGCGCTGAACATAAGAAATTGGTAATAAATCCTATGGGAATTGCGGTTACGGAATTTTTGCTGAAACACTTTTCAAACTTTTTTTCGTATGATTACACCAAGAACATGGAAGCGAGATTGGATGCAGTGGCCGGTGGAAAAGAATTGGGACACAGGTTGTGCGAGGAGTCCGATAGAGAATTGGACAAATTAATTAAGAAATTGGATGGTTTGGAGAAGAAATCTTATCCCATTGGTGAAGATCATTTGCTCATTTATGGAAAAAATGGAATGATATTAAAACACAAGATTGATAAAACCGAAGATGGCAAACCGGTTTTCAAATCGGTTAAGAAAGGAATGAAAATAGATATGGAAAAGCTGGAGAGGGGTGAATATTCTTTGGAGGATTTAGCGGAATCGGAAGATCGGATTTTAGGGATCCATGAAGACGCGCCTGTCTATTTGAAAATGGGTAAATTTGGATTGTATTTGGAACACAAGGAAACAAAAGCTAGCGTGAAGAAGGGAATTGCGATGGAAACGATAGAGGACGCAATCAAACTGTTGGATTCGGCAACGGAAACATCATCGGCAATTTTAAGAGAATTAACGCCGGATTTGAGTATTAGAAAGGGAAAATTTGGACCTTATATATTTTACAAAACAAAGACTATGAAGAAACCCAAATTCCTTGATTTACGCAATTTTGAACAAGGATTTGGCACATGTGAAAAGACAGATCTTATCAAATGGATAGAAGAAACACATCACATAAAAGTTAAAATAGCAAAGGAATTAAAATAGAATATATTATATTGACATAAATGTTGAATCATATGAAACACCGACCAGAAAACATTTTTTTTAAAAAACGCAATCCGGTTTTTGAAAGGGAAAATAATCCGCCGCCTCCGCCTCCACCACCACCTCAAAAACCGAAAGATGAAGATGGAAATGATTGCCAATACATGAAGGCGCTGGAAAAGAAATATGAACCTAGAAAAAACCGAAAGATCCAAAATTCTTATGCTAGGATGGAGGCGACTATTCATGTGCGCAAAAGCCTATCACAAATAGCGGCGGATGAGTTGATTGAATTGTGTATATTATCGCCCTCATCATTTGATTTTGCGATGTTGCTTTATAAGTTCTGTGGCAGCCAATTTAGGTGCGTGGACATAGTACAGCAAAAATGGGAAAAATTTGACAAAGGATCATGGATATTGGATGAAATGTGTTCTGAAAAAATAAAGGACATTATATCAACTCATGTGTGTGATTTTTTCAAAACCAAACTGACGTCCATTCGCGCTCTTAAACAAAACACATATATTAGCGATGAATTTGCCAGTGTGTTTCACTTGAAGATCAAGAACATTGAATATATTTTGTCGCGACTTGTCACAATAACTATGCAGAACCAAATATTGAAAGACGCGTCTGAGATGTTTTTTTACTCGTGTATATTTGAGGACGTTAACACAAGTGAATAATTTTACAATATATAATATATACTATTTATTGTAATATGGATAATAAAAAAGACATTTCAGACACGAATGGATTCGCCGTGATGTGCGGAATCATGTATTTTGCCAGCATGGTTTATGTTTACAATCGGCATCTGAAGATATTTGGTTATTTCATACTTGTTTTTATTTTTGCGGTGTCTTGGATATTTATAGTAAAAAATGGAAATGAATATTTTGCCGGATTCATGAATACGCAATTGTATCAAATGATTAATGCGAATTCATATGGAATTTATATTTTGTATTTTGTTTATTTATTGGCTCTATTGTCAGTTATTCTGAACTCTTATGGAATTGGCACCGTTTTAAAATCATATATGGATCGCATTGCTCAGGTGAAATCATATGATCTAAATTTGGGGCAATATCAGCGTGACAATTTGTTCATATTTAACACTGGATTCTATGCGTCAACTCTTTTGCTAATTGGATTGATTTATAGTTTTTCGTTTTGGATTAAGACAGACACGGGCATTACTAATTTGTCAATGACTAGTTACGCGCAGATTTTTGTTTTTATAGTTTCCATTGTCGCCTCTATTTTTGTCGCTATTTATTCAACCAAGTTTAAATCTGTGAAAAATGATAGCTTGCCGAAAACAAACACAAGAATTCAAAATATTAAAGGTCAAACTAAATTTTCAGATCTTTCATATGGAATGTCAAGAACCCCCCAAAAAACTCAATCAATTAATGGAATTGATTTGTTAAAAAACGTGAATCAATTGACTCCTATTAGACTTGCTGAAATAAACCAATTGTCCGACGTGACAATTAAAAGTTATCAGAATTTAATAATCCCAGAAGGACAAGTCTTGACTATTGCTTCTGGAAAAACCTTGACAATTGAAGGCCTTGTCACAAACAATGGATCTGTCGTAAATAATGGAACTGTTTCAAATAATGGAATCATTACCAATTATGGAATAATTAATACTTCAAAAACAATTTCTGAAACCATTAACAATTCAGGAATTATCAATGATAGTTCTGTGATACAAATTCCTTTGACAAATGTGGCGACGCTAAATGAAAACACATACACATTAAATGGAGATTTTACAATTCCTTCAGGAAAAACAATCACTATTCCTTCGGGAAAAACACTTATAATTCCTTCAGGAAAAACACTCACTAATTCTGGAACCATTCAAAATGACGGAACTTATTCCGGCGCAGCGCCGAATCCCAAAGGAACTATTACAGGAACAAATGCCGCACAAATACCTTAAACAAATACTGTTCTGATGGGACCCAACAATCCATATTCTTCCGGCAATTCGCGGTAATGCACATGGCTCTCCAAACGTTTGCCGCTGGGCACAACATATCCAGTTCCCTTCTCAAACGATAGAGTCGCGTCGCCTTCATCATTGGACATGGTTACGCCACTGTTTCCGTATTTTCCATAAGCAATTTCAACCGGATCTTCATCAGAACCATTAGGCAGAGCCGCCCAGTATGCCACCTTGGTATTCGGCGCAACTTTCACCTTGATCTTTGTAGACCCCGATTGTTCCTTCAGAGGAATGAGAGAACTGGGCAAAACGGTTTCTCCTAAAAAGGGTAACCATAATGTGCGATCAAACGCAAGAATAATAGCTGCCGCGGCAACCAAAACGTAAATCACGCGATCCAACCACAGACGTTTATGAAAGATGCGCGATAGAGCCAAGTTGATTTTCTCAACAATATTAAATCCCATGGCGGTGGTGCCCCAATTAACTCCGCCGACCAAAACAATAATAATAAGAACCATTCTCAACGAAGTGTAAAACCATATTTCAGACATAATTTATATTATTTACAGATAAAATAAATATAGAGTTTGTTCAAATAAAATATCATTGTCGCAATGAAATTTTATGAAACGCATTATGAAGACTATTTGAATTCCCACAAAATATACAATCTCCATCCCGAACTTTTGCCCTATTTTGAAAAGTTCCCGCAAAACATATCTCAGCTTACCAATCTGATCTTTTATGGCCCTCCTGGATCCGGTAAATACACTCAGGCCCTCTCCGCAATACAAAAATACAGTCCAAGCGGTCTGTCCAACGACAAGAAAATCAGTATCCAGACCGAGAAATACGATTACACTTATCACATAAGTGATATCCATTATGAAATTGACATGTCTCTATTGGGATGTAATTCAAAGTTGATTTGGCATGACATTATTCAACAGATCGTGGATATAGTTTCTGTCAAGCCGGACAACGGCAAATGTGCAATTATTATGTGTAAGAATTTCCATATGATTCATACAGAATTGTTGGAGATTTTCTATAGTTATATCCAGGAATACAATTCCCGATTTTCACCAATACATTTGAAATATTTGATTATCACCGAACATTTGAGTTTTATTCCGAACAATATTCTGTCTTCTTGTGAAATCATCTCTGTGAAACGCCCCGATAGAGAAAAATACATTGAATTAATTGGAGCCATGCAACTTCATAAACCCCGAAAATATGTGAAATCTTCACCAGAAGATCCGGCAACTAATACAGTAAATGTAGAAGAAGATTTCACACAAAAGATCGGAAATTTGCGCAATAATGGATATACTGATGCGGCAAAGGCCATTGTAGAAAATACAGCCGTTAATGAGATAGTGAATCTGAAGGAGCTGCGGTACTTTTCCAAGCTGGCCTCTATTGACACAGTTCCAGCAGACATATTCAATATTGTTTGTAACAATATAATTGAGCAATTATTGGCACCGAGCAAATTAGTCCATGCCCAGTTTCGCGATGCCTTATATGACATATTCGTTTACAATTTGGATGTTGTTGAATGTGTGTGGCACATTTTGTGTAATCTGATAGAGAATGGTCATTTGAATGGTGAATCAATTAGTGATGTGATGACCAGATCTTATAATTTTCTCAAATATTTCAACAATAATTATCGGCCAATTTACCATTTAGAAAGTATGTTTCATTACATGATAATTAAGATCAATGGATACAATGAATTACCACAAAGCATGTGAAGTGCTAGAAATAGTGGATTCTGTGACCACGATAGAGATCGTGCGAAAACAATACAAATATATGTCTCTCAAATGGCATCCTGACAGGAATACGGCATCAAATGCCACCGACAAATACCGCGAGATAAAAGAAGCCCATGATTTCTTATTAGATCAATTGGACAAGGGGTTTGTTCCTCAAATGGGTCAGGACAATTACGCTGGGATTGCGTCCATGTTCTTTGAAACCTTGTATAATAATGAGCATTTTCAAAGGAAGATTTTTCATCCTCTATTGATGATGGTTGTGGGGATGTGTGAGGAAAAGGCTTTGACATTCATTTATCGGTTACAGAATTGCTCGCCCGATAGAGCTTCTAAGTTGTGCGTGATCTTGGAATCATATAAACATGTTCTACATTTGTCGGATGAGTTTTTTGATAAAATTAGGAAAAAACAGGATGATTCGGATAAAACACATAGACACATATTATTGAATCCGAATATAGATGATTTGATGATGTCCAATGTTTGTAAACTGGAGGATGAAGGAATCATAGTGCCTCTTTGGCATTCTCTATTGGAATATGAAAAAGAGGGATTGACAGTACATTGTTTGCCGGAATTGCCTCCGAATATTTGGATAGATGAATGTTCAGGAACAGTACATGTAGAGATAGATGAAGATATAAATCAACTATGGAAAACAGGAAAATTAGAATTCTCTATCGGGTCTATAAAAAAATCAGTCAAGATGGAGAGAATCCGATTTTGCAAGCGCCAAATTGTGGAATTGGAGGGTGAAGGATTTCCTGTGGCCGATAGAGAAAATGTTTTCAATGTTAGTAAAAATGGATTGTTGATGGTTCATTTGAATTTGGAATAATAATATAATTAATTGATTTTGAATAATATTATTTTTGTTTATGTCGTTTAATTGCGTAAGTTTTTACGAGTACTTTGTTTACGAGTTCGTTTTCCACCCTTCTTTGTAAGAGATTTAATCAAATCATCTTTAAGGGTTCTTGTTGTGCATGCTATTCCGCGTCTTCGGCATTCCTCAATTAATTCATCTTTCTTCATCTTTGAATAATCTTGCGTGGGAGAAGATGCTCTTGAAGGCGCCCTAGAAACTGTCTTAGCGGGAGAAGATGCTCTTGAAGGCGCCCTTGACACGGTCTTAGCGGGAGAAGATGCTCTTGAAGGCGCCCTAGAAACTGTCTTAGCGGGAGAAGATGCCCTTGAAGGCGCTCTAGCAGGAGAAGATGCCCTTGAAACAGCTCTAGAAGGGGCTTTTGAAACCACTAATATGCCACCCAACGCGGCATTTGCTGCCGCCTTTTTTTTAAATCCAAAATTGCCACTTGCATACAATAATGAATCCGGATCTAAATTGTCAGCAGCACTTTGATTAACAAGTCTATTAATTATATCCAAATATATTCGGCGATTGTCGCCACCACGCTTAGCATTTGGATTGTGGGTTATAAAGAAAAAGGCAACACCATTTTGTTTACAACTTTGAAACATCTGTTGAATGCGACGAAACCGATCGCGCCCTCCCATGACATATTCAATCATGTCTTCAAAATCAACCGCATCGGTCAATCCACTAAATTGCATTCCTTCCACAACAGTAATTGTTTTATCCCAATCAAATAGCAATACTTTTTGCCCATTTCTTCTGCCAATCCACGTGTTTAATTCACCTAAATTATCATCTATTCCATTATTTGGGCGACCTTTCCCCATTATACTTGTTTTAAATTTAGCAGGCAACCCATTCAAAAATCGCGCATAACTATTTCCTCTTGCAGCAAAATTATGAATGTATTCTTGGTTTTGTTCAGCATTAGTCGCATATCTATTTTGAATCGCAATTCTATTAGGTTCGTCATTCACATGAAACCACTCAATCTGATCACGATACGCAATCATATCATTGTCCCAATTTGATTCTTCATTGTCGTAGAAACGAATCTGCAAAGCCATTTATAATTTATAATTATATTTTTTTGCGAGTTTTTTTGCCTCCTTCTTTGCTTCCTTTGCTACTGCTTTTGCTACTCTTACTGCTACCTTCACTGCTACTTTTACTTTTTGAATTCGCAATTCTTCCAAACATCATTTCAATTACGTCCTGATTGGCTTCAAATGGTATGTTAATATTGTGTTTTGCTAATTCATGTCGCATTTGAAAAATATGACAGGCGTCTCCTTCTACATTTTCAAGTTTTTCAATATCTTCATCGGTTGTTTTCAGATCCGTATAATTAATAACATATTCTATTGTTGATAATGGTGTTTGCGAGTTCGCGCACAATTTAATAAATAATGGAATTTCCATTTGTGTCCGTTTAATTTGATCATATTCTTGGAATCTGTGATTAATATCACCGCCCTTTTCCAACAACATATCTGTCAATTCAAATTGTTTTCTTATGGATTTTGATGTGTTTCGTGAACCCTCGTCCAACAAAATTTTTAATAACACGTTTGTTTTATTATTATCTTGAAAATTTGCGGCAGATGCCAAATTTTCTTTGCTGCTATGTCTCAACATATGTTTCACTATTTTCTTGTAATTTTTATCATGATCCTGTAAAAAAAATTCAACAGCAATCAATAATGCGTTTTCACTAAATCTTGCGTTTGGATTGGCATCGGCGTCATTTAAAACTAATGCGGTTCTCACATTAATAACATATTTAAGAATAAGATTGGAACCTTTTTCTAAAAAAATGGGAACCAATTTACATTTATCTTTTATATCAATGGATGTCACATTGATCAATAGAGACAATGGTGTTTGCGTCCTTCCGTTAACACAATTCATTTCAATTCTAGCGTCTTCAATTAAAAAACGAATCAAATCAACATTTGAACTCATAATGGCAAAAAATAAAGGCATTTGATGGTCATTATTCACGGCATTTATATTGGCTCCATGTGAAAGTAGAAGCTGTGAGTTTTCCAAATCACCATTTTTACAACATAACATCAATGGTGTTTGTCCAATTCCCGATTTTTTATATTCCACATCTGCTCCAAGATCCAACGATTCTAGAATTTCACCGGTATTTCCACTTTCTGCCGCCAATAATAGTTTTTTATTAATAGAAAGCTTAGATGGAGTTTTCTTTGAATTCATTATATAAAATCTTATACTATAAAATAAGATTTTATGTGTCATCAAAAATTGATCTTTTTGAAAAATCACACATCCGTGATAAATATAAAATAAATTTACTAAAATGATATCCGATTTTGAACTCAGATTAAATCAACAACGCGAAACCATCAATCGCGAATTCGCACATAAGGAAGAATGGGCCCGCAGATCAAATAAACAAATTATATATCCCAATCAGCGCGAAGCCGCCGTCAAATGCGTTACTGCCTTCTGCGAGGGCAAGACCCACGTTTGTCTAGTGGCGCAACCTGGAACCGGTAAGACAGGCACCGCATTAGAAGTCATGCGACTATTAGGCACACACCCTGACAACAATCATTGTGTAGACATAAAAGACATGTACATTTCGTGCGGGATGAGTGACAAGGATTGGGAAGAACAATTCAAGAAAAATATGTTGCCGTGTTTTGTTCAAAACGTTATACATCGCGGCAATTTGCTTAAGAACACCGACAAAATTGCCGAATTAGAGAATGGATTTCTATTGACAGATGAATGTCATATTGCTTCCGGAAAAAATATGACGGGGTCCAAGATGTTAAAGGGCGCCGGCTTAACTGATTATGCGACGGTTAAGGATCGTCAAATGAAGATGTTGGATATTTCAGCCACACCCGAGACAGTTTCCCATGATTTACAATCCGAGGAATGGAAAGATAAAGCATGTATCGCAAAGCTTCTACCTGGACCTACATACAAAGGATTCCAGTCCATGACGGATGATGGGCGAATCATTGTCGCGCCTATATTGGATTCGCGAGAGAAGGCATTTGATCTCTTGAATATATGGAATGAAAGATATGCCGGAACTACCAAGAAATATTTCCCCATTCGTGTGTCTTACAAAATGGACATGGAGAATATTTATCATGCGGCCACGATCCTAGGTTGGAAACATACTACACATAATTCTGAAACAAGGATTTCGGAAATAGATGAAATAATGGAACACGCGCCGACTCATCACACCATCATTTTTGTAAAGGGGTTTTGGCGCGCATCTAAGCGCATTGTGCGAAAACATGTGGGTGGAACTTATGAGACGGTTCCGAAGAAACGCAATACTACGGCAACGGCACAATCATTGGCCGCTCGGTTTTGCGACAATTATGAGTATTCCGGAGATGAATTGAATATTGATTTGAGACCGACTCATTATACTGATCTACATGCCATTGAGGAGTATTTGAACTGGTTTGACAATGATTGTGATTATACTTTGGCCAATTACACTTCGGCCAGAATTAAGTCCAAGGGCGGAGAAGTAGATGCGAAACCGTCAAAGATGCATCCTTCCAATTATAGAAATCTGTTGTCTGAAGGACAAGTCGTGAGTCAACGCGGCAAGAAACGCGTGCCTTATATCATTGACATTCCAGCAGATGAACAGGTTTATGTTCTTGCTAACTTCAATGGCACAACCTTGTCAAAGGAAGAGAAAACAGAAGTTATAAGACGTATTGTCGCACCACTTGCTTTGCCCACCGAGTTTAAAGACATAATTGCCACCATGATCGGTTTTCAATTCTCGGTTCCCAATACGGATTCTTCATATGATAAGAACATCACCGCTTACATAAAAGCATACAACAATAATGAAAAAAAAGCCATAAAAGATGCGCCTGACGAAATTAAGGGAACCACATGCTGGCAATGTTTTATTGACAATCGGACGCATAAGTTATGTGTGTTGTGGCAAGTTATCAGATTATAAGAAAAAAACCCCAAAGGGTTTATTTGTGTTTTTTATTTGTGTTTTTATTTGTGTTTTTATTTATGTTTTTTTATTTGTGTTATGTTTTTTATTTGTGTTATGTTTTTTATTTGTGTTATGTTTTTTATTTGTGTTATGTTTTTTATTTTGTATTTGTGTTTTATTTATAATTTATTCATCAACCTCTTCCACCTTCAAATCGGATTCTGTTATAGGAACATGCGTTAATTCGCGCGGCTTCAAATAAACCGCAATGCTTGTTGCGTTATCGGCATTTCCTCTAAAATTTCTTTGAGCAAATCCGTTATTTCTTATCATGAATGACTTTGTCACTCTTAGCGCGCCCTTTTCTAAATCGGCGTCAATTGCGCTCAAGCATGACTTGTCCATCATAAACTTGGTAACATGATCTGGAATCCAATTGTCCCAAACGCCATCCGTGGCAATAACCATACATGCCACATCCGTGCGTTCAAATACATCACTTAAATCAACCGACTGAATCTCCGGCTTGGGTGACACGCCGTAATTTCCAATGTTGAAATCGCCCATGGCTCTGGCAGATGCGAGTGCGTCTGTGTAATTCGCATCGTTTGGCACCGACACATATGTAGCACGTTCCTTAGAGACATTCTTACAGTAATATGTGACATCATCTCTCACCACAGGTGTTCCGTCTTCGGCTACGGAAAACACAGGTTCGCAATAAGGCTTGGGCGTATCTTGTTCGTCATAGACAAACAGCAACTCGGCCTTATTCGGATCCGCGGGAGACGGTCTAAATTCGCGCACTCGGCGATATTCGTCGGCACTCATGGGCGAATGGTCGCGAGTAAGGGCCAAATGTGTTAGTTTAGTTGTAGCTTCTGTGACGGAAACCCCATCACAAGAAGCACCGCTTGCTGCGCCTGAAGTAGCTTCTGTTTCAACTTCTAATTCTGTCTTACCTGTTGCGACATCAATCTCGTATTTCAACATACTATTTTTCAGAATCGGCTCATTGACACACAATTGCGCGGCACAATCGCCCACATTCGCAACGTATAATTTTGTGCCATTCAACACAGTAATAGTGAGCATTGACCCGCCGCCAATGTTAGTGAAACCGTTGCTGGGAAATCGTCTCTTAAGCAGAATGCCATTTTCATGCTTAACTTCAAAGCCCTTGTCTACATAATGTTTCGTGAATGCCTCGCGAATTTGTTCTTGGGCATGGGCATAACATCTCTCCAAAAATTCTAGAGGATTTTCGGCTAGAATGACTAGATTGGCATCGGTGAATTCCTTGATGGCGGCTATACAGGCATTCGCGGCAATGTGACCGGTATCAGCGCCATGTCCGTCGGCGACCGCGAAAACGGCGCAGTTAATCTCAGGTTTAATAATGACGCACGAATCATCTTGTTGCGTGCGATTATTACCAATGTCGTCCACTTGGCCGTATTGGATTTTCAAACTTTGTAATAATATAGGATTAGTAATAGTGTTCATTTTGTTAAAGATATTTTATTTTATGCTTTGATCTGGTCAAAGAAAAAAATGATCAATTTTTCTTCTTTTTTTCATTCTTTCTTTAATTAAACTTCGCGACTTGAATGAGTGTGAAAAACATGATTGTTCGTATAAGTTTGTAAAGCAATTGGTCCCACGCTCGTCGCACCTTTTTTAATTCCAATAAAATACAAATCTTTGGAAGCATCGTTGTAATAGGTGTCCCAGGCAGAAAATAACTGATTAAAAGGTATAACATCATTCACATCTTGTGCGGTAAGATTCTTGTAATAATCAGACATGTCATCCAAATTTCCGATTGTGCCGTAGGAATCACCGGGAGTAGTTCTGCGGGTTCCATGCTCAGGGCGATCCGTGGACGCACATGTGAAACAGAATAGACCACCTGGTTTCAACATATTGTGAATTTTAACAAAAGACTTTGCGTATTCGGGATCATGTTCAAAACATTCGGTGGATATAATTGTGTCAAATAGTTGATTCACAAAAGGCAAGTCTTTGGTTTTTGATACTACTGTAACATTGTTTGCCTCTATCACATCGTTGCCGTCATAATGACAGTTGTCAAATAGATAACGGTTATTTCCATTAATATTGCCGGACCCAACATCTAAAACGCGTTTATTGGCAAAAAAGTCAGATAGAGTTTGCTTTACAAACATGGTGAAATGTCTTGCTTCCCAGTGCATTATAGATGAAGGTCTTGGGATAGATCTATGTTATTTGTTAGGTTTATTAGTTTTTATCACAAAGGAATCCAAAGAATTCATGAGAGTTGCGCGCTTGTTTATTTTGTTGCCCCATAGAGATTTTTCAGGTTTCTTAGGTTCTTCTTCAACTTCCTCTTCTTCTTCGGAATCTTGTTCATCATAATCATTTTTTGCCGCTTTGTTTTCTTGCGTGCGAATTTCTAAATGTTTTACCATGCTTTTCAAACAATACTCTATCGCATCATCTACTTCATTGGCCGTCTGGGATTCCGGATCTTCCAGATATTTTTCAAACATTTCTAAAATGGGTTGTTTATATTTTTTCACTTTTGCGTAAAACTCATTGATTTCTGCCGATTTATCCGGCTCTATCGTTTCCAAATAACAATTGTATTTCTTCTTGCTTGTCAACAATTTTAAAGTCAAGCTGTCTATTTCGTTCATTGTATAATATATGAAACATTATACAATTTGGGTTTATACTCATACTAATAACCACACAATATAGTAAAAACAAACCACACAATATAGTAAAACAAAAAACATTGTTTTTATGCCACAGACGACAAGAAACATCCACTAAAGGTCTCTATACCAGTGTGATCCAAACTAATAGTGACATCCACATGGATCTCTCCTCCCATCTTGCGCCATCGGTCGCAAAACATCCAGTCCTCCGAAAAATAATGATCATTCTCCACTCCGCAATCAAATAAAGCATAAGCATTGAGATTTTCGTCTCCCTCCAAAAACGACACATCATCCGTATACTTTGTGTGAGAAAACGCCTTAAACATCATATCAAACGTTTGACGCTTAATCATCATGAATCCTGTTGCCAGATGGCGGACCTTGGTTAAATTCTTCTCTACATTTAGCGTATTAGATTCATGATTGATATTGTATCGCACCATGTTCATTTTAGTGAATTCCGGCAATGACAATCGGTTTTTGAAAATGCTGGTTTCATATCGGCTTTTAATTGCCTCAATGCTGTTTCTAGGATGATTATTCATAAGTCCGTCCCAATTGTAATTTTTGATGGGATAAATGCCACCTACAATGTGTTTGTCAGCCACTATTAATTTCACGACGTCAATAGGATTCCAAGTGATGTCGGCATCAATAAATAAGAAATGCGTGGCCGATTTATTATACATGGCCTTAGCAACTAGATTGTTGCGGGCTCTTGAAACAAGACTATCATTGCGACAAAATACGACATTTGCCTCAATTCCGTTCTCCTTACATAAAAATAGTGTCGCAATCAATGATTGTGTATAGCCAACATACATAGAACTATTATAGCAAGGAGTCATGATCACGAGATGCGGTTTGGTTGCCGCGATGAAATCCTTAATTGGATCACTTTGTGATGGTTGTTGAACAATTGGATCACTTTGTTGAACAATTGGATCACTTTGTGCGTTTTCAACATTTAGTTTTGTAGGAATGGAATCTCCTTCGGTTTCTTCAATTACATATCTTACGGGTTGCGATTCGGACATTATTATGAATTGTTTGAGACATATTTTTTAAATACTTTGTTTGTTAAATATATACAAATGGCATTACCTGACAAAACCAATTGGAGAGCTTGTATGACTTATTTTTCTAAGAACAAGAAAGATAAGGCAAATTTGGGAGTAATAATTAATCGCGTAAAGGAATACATCAAATCTGGAAAAGTAGATTTGGGAAGCGGATCTCCTGTTGACGTTTCTTTAGCAAAAACCGGCACCAAGAAAAATGTTAAAAAAAGCAAGCGCAGAAGCAAGTCAGCAAAGAGAGTCCAGTAAATTTATTGTATTTTATCCTGTTTATTGATATAATTAACATAATAAAATTTGCCAAATAAGTAAACTATGCCCACCCCATAAATGCCCACAAATGTCACCACTGCGTAATTTGTCCATGTCTCTATCGGCGGTTTATAATAGTAAAAATTTATATAAAATATGAAAAACTGGCAAAGCTGCATGGTGGTGATGTATTGTTTTATGAATCGCACTTGATTGATCTTCAGCAAACATCCCAAATAATAAGAATACATTATTGTGTGAACCAAAGAATTCAATAATGTTGTTAGCCATGCGCCATCTACCTTGTAAAAATATTTGAGATGCCAACTCAAAACTGCGCCAATATGATGGTATTTTTGAAGAAAGATCGGAGTTTTCCCGTTCAAATAGAGAAGAAACGTGTCAAAGAATTCGTAATATTTGGAAATGTAAAACCAAAATATAATTCTGTCAAATTGGGGATTCTGAAAGTAATAATTGGACTTGAAAACGATTCCATCGTTGTACAATATTTGAGACATAGAGATAAATGTCCATGCACTAAAAGTAACTAGAAACGCATTGTGAATAATTGACAACGCATGTAATAATGATGGATTGATGCGAAAATCTTTGGGATATGAAACGTAACCTGCGATCGCAACAAATGGAATTATATGATTCATTTTCTACTTGAATTAAGTGTCAAATATTTTTCATATTGGTTTTAAATATATTTATTTTGTTTTACTCGTTCTTAGAAAACATGTGTTATGTTTTTACTCGTTCCCTTAGAAAACATGTGTTATGTTTTTACTCGTTCCCTTAGAAAACATGTGTTATGTTTTTACTCATTTATTGAAAAAATTAAATAACATTTTTATTTGATTTTTATTTGTTTGTTTTGATCATCGTGAATAATCTGTTATAAGCATTTAAGCAACAACAGGGGGAACAGCCTTGATGAAGTGGATCTTCAAGTATCTCTGGAGGTTGAAGAAGGTGAGGACCTCACCCTTCTGGACCTTAAGGAGCTTGGTAAGCTTGGCATCAGGGTTGATCTGTCTGCCGCACTTCTCGTCCTTGAGCTTGTGTAAGTTGATGTAGGCGTTGATCTCCTTGCTGACCTCAACGCGGGACATCTCGGTGCCAGCATCCTTGCCAAGGAACTTGATGAGCTCATCACTGATCTTGGTGGGCTTGACGAAGCCAGAAGGCTGCTTGTTGGCAGAAGATCTTCTCTTCTTGCCACTGGACTTAGTCGCCTGCTTAAGCTCGCGGGCAACGGTCTTCTCAAGAGTCTTGTAATCAGACTTCATGGAGGACAAAAGGTTGGCAATAGCCTGGATCTTGGAGCTGAAATCGGTCAGCTTGGAAGACAGAGTGGCAACGTCTAGGACTGCTGCGGTCTCAGCAGGGGCAGCAGCGGAGGCATCAGTAACTCCTACGGAGGGAGCGACAGTCTCAACAGAAGTAGGGGCAGCAACCTCAGCAACAGGCGCCTTAGCCTTTCTGGGCTTCTTCTCAACAACAGGAGTAGGAGCAACAGTCTCAACAGTTACGGTAACAGAAGGAGCAGAAGTAACGGGGGTAGCAGAAGCAGCAGTGGATTTTGTTTGGCGGACCATTTTATTATACATTCATAAGTGTTACTTTTTTAAGTAGTTTAACGCATTTATTCATTTTGAGCATTTCACACTCTAGAACGGTGTCGTGTTTTCCTAAAGTTTCGTGATTTTGTCTTTTGAGATCTTTTATTTATTAGATCTTTTATTTTTTCTAATTCCTCCTTGTGACCGCGAAATAATTATCATATAACCAAGGCATCTGTTCACGCGCCTCTTCACACACTATTGTCATTCCCGTTACAAAATACATGGCTCCCAAAGTCCTATATTCATCGGTTGCCCCGTCATAGACCAAAGTTTCTCCTACGCGAATCGCGATGGCGCGGTTCTCCTCTATTGTGCGATCTGTAGATACCATATCTATTCCCAAATTATCAATTGAAAAAGGGCTCTTTATGGGACATATACGCATTTTTAATTGCCTGTCAATAAATCCCCAGAAATAATAAATCCGCAAAATGAGTGTACATAATTTGCTGTTTGTTAATCCATTGAACCATTCTACATTTGTATAATTTCCAAGCGAATCTATTCTCATAAACAATTCATTCGCCATGTTTTGATAATTAGCATTTGGATCTACCGGAATCGCCGGACGAATCTTCTCTATTTCCGAAATTGCTTCCGTAGAATTCTTCATCAAATCATTTTGAGGAAATAGAATGGATGTCAAATTAATGATTCTTAGCATTTTTGATCCTAATGTTTTCTTCATGTCTTGTCTTGTATAAGGATTCTCCAGTTTGCCGTTTTTCAACATCAGTGTTACAAGCGAGTTTATGTTGAACACGTAACTCATTGATTGGGTTGTGTCTTTGGAATCTTCAGTATAATGAATATAATACATGAAATCCATTTCCTCTATCGGATCCATTGTATAAAAATCGGTGTCATTTACACTTGGTTCACCAGTTCCTTTTTTAAGTCTTATCCACGTCCGTGCCAAATGTCCGCGGAATGTCTTTTGAATCTTAACTATTTTCTTTGTTTTTTCCAGATTCTCTATCAATCTGACCTTCAACTCGGTTTTATTTCCACCAACACGCAACCCAAAATATCTTGCCGCCAATTTCAGTTCAGGCAATTTGTACTTCTCAAGGGGTTTTGCGTCTTTATTTAGCATTTCGTACTCTGGTACAGTTTCATCAACAGGTCTCATCATTTTAGACAGCATTAGGCACTATATATTGTATATGTTATATTTCATGAGAAAAGCGTCTATATTGATATAATTCATTTGTTTTTGGTTGGATTCTCAAATGTTACGCCTGTATTCACGAGTCGTCAAAAAATTGATCAAGGTGTTTTTCAAATTGCTTTTCTCAAATAATATAAAGCGATCACACTTTTAACAGTATACAATGTCATCTACTCAAGCCAAAACTCAACCTGTCGTTATTCCTGTTTCCGATTGGAATCCTAAGAATATCCGTTTTATGCCTCCTAAAGTCAATGAGAAGGGAGGCAAGTCAATCAGTTTAATCAGCACTCAGAGCAATCGCAGTCTACATGTCACCACTCCTTCCCTTACCACCTGGGGCATCAGTGATTTCGTAGATCCTCAAACCGGCGTCTCTGACGGCAAGTATCAGATCTCATTCACCTTTCCCAATGAGAGTTACGCAAATAAGAACACCGAGGCATTTTTAGAGAAGATGCAGCAATTTGAGCAAACCGTATTAGAGTCTGCTGTTCAGAACAGCGAGCTGTGGTGGGGCGAGCAGCTGGATATGGGAATTTTGAAGCACACCTTCTTCCCTATCCTCAAGTACCCCAAGGTCAAGGGCACCAAGAAGATTGATACCACAAAGAAGCCCAATATCAATGCCAAGGTTCCGTTCTATGAGAATGAGAACAAGTGGAATGTAGAGATCTATGACACCAAGGGTGAGCTCTTGTTCCCCAATGCCAACGAAGAGCTTACTCCTGCTCACTTTGTTCCCAAGTTGAGTACTGCTGCTGCTGTGTTACAGTGCGGAGGTATTTGGATTGGTGGCAAGGGATGGGGTGTCACATGGAAGCTTATTCAAGCAGTCGTCAAGCCCAAGGTCACTGATAGTGTGTTTGGTAAGTGCCACATCAAGTTGACCGAGGAGGATCAAGAGGCGATTGACAATAGCAATCAAGATGATGCCGCTGAGGATGAATCCGCCACTCCTGCGCCTTCGGTTCCTGCTGCCAAGGCAGTAATTCAAACTCAAGTCGCTGATAGTGATGAGGAGGATGATGAAGAGCCAGAGCCCGAGCCTCCTAAAAAGGCGGCAGTTGTTCCTAAGGTAGAGGTGAAGGTGGAGACTAAGGTTGAAACAGCACCCGCTCCTGCTGCTGTCAAGAAGGTAGTAAAGAAGGTTGCCGTCAAGCCTTAAGAAAACAATATCTGTGTTTTCACTCGTTCCTTAAGAAAACATCCACGATAAATTAAAATAATAAAAACGCAAATGTTTGTTTTTTTATTATCAGTTATTATCAGACATGTATATATAATGAGAACCAACAAAAGAAGTAATATTAGAAAACATAAAAAAACAAGAAGACGAAGAGGAGGAAGCAAAGGTTCGCCCCTTGCGTGTAGTCCATTGGTCAAAAAATCTGATAAAGTCGCCAAAGACTCTTGTATTACCAAACCTGTATTAATGCGTCTGCGCAACGAGTTTAATAAAGATCATCCTGATAATCTAATTATGGCCACTAGACCCATACTCATTTGGCATGAATTCAAGATGCGCTTATCTCATTGCGCAGATGAACGTTGTTTTTTAAATGAGATAGATGAACCATCAGAAAAACAAAAGTTATTAAATACACTGTTTGCCCCCGAACATCCACCCGAATGGCTTCAAAATAAGAATGAATGGCTCAGTAATCACGACATAGACAAGGTCATGAAACAATATGAAGAAAGATACGCCGATTTTAAGTATTTAGGAACAAGCGCCATTGATTATGATTTCAAATATTCGGACGGTCATTGCGTTGAAGATCAATTGTGTAAATTTTTATTGAAAGAACTAATGGCTGCTGGCAAAACCAGATTTGCGGCGGTTTTCAATTTGGATAAACACAATCAGGGTGGTTCGCATTGGGTCTCCATTTTCATTGATGTTAAACACAAATCAGTTGTGTTTTTTGATAGTGCCAAGGGCGGCATCCCCAAAGAAATTAAGCGATTCGTTGAAACCATAAAGACTCAAGGGTTGGAACAGGATACGCCAATCAAATTCAAGTTTTTGACCAATAAAAGTGATCACCAGCAAGGCGACACCGAATGTGGTGTTTATTCCATCCATTTCATAATTGAAATGTTAGAGAGTTTCAAGTCAGTCAAACGATTTCTCTATGGGAACATAACGGACAAGGAAATGGAAAATTTGCGACCTAAATTGTTTAACAAACCGGCATAATTCGCTGAATCCGGCAAAACTTTTCGCATTATGATATATAGATGCCGAGATCTAGAAAACATAATTCCAAAAAAGTAAAAAAAAATAAAACCATAAAAATAGTGGGAGGTGCGAATTTGAGCAATCCGAATATTGGATTTGTCATGGTTGATCACATAGATCCGATGTCCAATCTTAGAATTGACTTGACTGACTTGACGCCTTTTTATAAACATTTTGAATTGCTACAAGAACCATCATTGTTTAATGAAAAATTTCAAGAAAAAATAGACAAAGCATATCAAAATCTTGGAAAACAGGTTTCAAGAATGATGGGTGAAGCATCTGAAGAATCCCCTGACACGCCACAAATAACAACAAACAATGATGAAGACGTTTCTGTATTAAATATTGATTTTTTTGGAAACAGTTCAAATGCTCCTGTCAAAACCTCTAACCAAACCATTCAATATGAAATCATCAATAGAGACAAACAAACAATTGAGTTTTTGATGATTGTTCAGAAGTTTAAATTGTTACAATATTTTTGCGCCAATTCAGTTAACCCAAAGAATAATGATGCGAAAACTATTTTAAAAAATGTTAAACAAGTTGTGACAAATAAGAATGGCGAAAACAATTATGAAAAAACAATAAAAGACAAAACAGACAATGCGTTTAATTCAAATCAAGAATTAATTAAATTTCTAAATGGTACTTTTGAAGCAATTGTGGTAGAGTTGAAACCCGAAACTGTTACCAAAGAAGTTATAAATCCATTTTCTCTTTCATGGAATTCATATGAAGTCGGAGTTCTTAAAAAATATCAAACACAATCAAATACCATTTATGGAATATTGGCAAAAATTCTATATAATGATATAGAATTACAAATACATTCAGAGTTTATTACTTCGCCTGAACCAACCCAAATAGAAAATATTAGCATTGATGCTTCCAATGCTGTTAAATCTTTTTTAAATCAGAACGCATCCAATCCTGCTGAACGTAAAATATGTATGTTGAAATTTAACGGCAAAGAAGATGCCAAAAAAACCATTGAATCTTTATTAAATTCAAGATCCCAATAAAAACATCCGTTCCTTGTCTACATTTTCAGGCAATAAGTAGTTTATCAAATAATACGCCCCGCTCGTCTTTTTCACCAATTTTGCGTCTAATACATCGGTCAAATATCCATTGTGTCCCACGTCATCCACCAACATCATCACATAATCCTTGTTTTGTTTTTGGATCAATCTAACCGATTCCGTAAACCCCTTCGCAAATGCCGCCTTGTCTTTACCCCTATAAAAAGACGCGCTCAAAACCATGGTTTTGCCCCCATAATCATTCACGTTTTCATATAGCATCAACGCATCCTCTATGAAATATAAGGCCACTATACCATTGTCACTTTGTGATTGTAATCCATAGATCCACATTTGCGAGGCGTCCACGCGCATTTTGATTGCGCCTATGTCCATGTAGGCGCAAAAGTCAAATTTTGACGGCAATATTGCCAGCGTGTCTGTTAACATGCTCCAGTTTTCACGATATATTTGAAAAGGTGACATCTTAGTTTTTGCTTTATTTTCTGAATTAGTCAAGGGATTTATGTAGAGAAGCCGCGTCTCAAATTCGGCCAGAGGCCTCACTCCTTGGCAATTACCTACGTGTTTTTTCAGGATTGCGGCTTTTATTTCCGGTTTTTTTCTTCTACATGAGTGTTCATGCGTGGCTATCAGTTTTCGTGTTTCCGTTGTGTTTTCTGAATTGGAACAAGACAAATATCCTAAGTAATTTGCTGCTTTTAATTCTGGGGCTTGTTTGCTATAAATATGTAGAGGATAACTAGCTATACATCCGCTAATTATTCCATTATTGTCGTCTTTTTTTGTAAAATCATTTTGCGTGAAAAACGAAATGTAGGGAGTGTCAAAATGTCCGCTAAACAAAGTGTTAAAACTCTTCTTCTCTATCGCAAACAAAATAGAATCTGATGGCAAATAATGACAATTTAACAAATCTATAAATTTGTCTGTCATCTCCGTGGTCAAATCATAAAAAGATGTTGTTGATACTCGCGCCGGATCGCAGAACTTATTGCCTCTATGATAAGGAGTTGATTCCAACGGTCGTGGTTTGTTTAAATAAGGTACTCGGTGATGCCAATCGTAGGTGTGGCTAACTGGCATGTGCGACCAAAATGGATAAGCCACATGAATATATATGAAGACGGCCGCAAACAAAAAAAAGATGAAAATGAAAATATATTGTTCTATTAACATTTTAGAAATCTCTATCGCAATGATTTATAAACCCATAGAGATTTTTAAAAGAATATTCCCGCTGTTTTCATTCAGACCCTTCTCAAACTTAATAAATTGAAACCAGATAAATGTTTTGTTACTATTATTTTAGACAAACAATAACAAATGGCATCAGCAGCAGAATCAAACAATTATTTTGAAAATTACTCATATGAACTCAGTGATTTTCAAAAACAAGCCATTATGGCAATCGTGGAGGGGAATCACGTTTTGGTGACCGCGCATACCGGCAGCGGCAAAACCTTACCCGCCGAATTCGCAATTGAGCATTTTGTTAAAATGGGCAAGAAAGTTATTTATACAAGTCCTATCAAGGCTCTATCTAATCAAAAGTATCATGTATTCAAGGAAAAGTTCCCCCATATTTCATTCGGGCTTTTGACCGGCGATATTAAAACCAATCCCGGCGCCGATGTCTTGATCATGACCACCGAGATCCTCATGAATCGTCTGTTTGAATTATCTGATTCTCAAACAAGTAAAAACATAAAAAATGTTTTTCTTAGTTTTGATATAAATATTAAAGAAGAACTTGCCGCGGTCGTTTTTGATGAATGCCATTACATTAATGATAAACATCGCGGCCAAGTATGGGAACAAAGCATCATGATGCTACCCCCTCAGGTCCAAATGATCATGCTGTCCGCCACCATTGATAATCCCACCCGATTTGCCCATTGGTGTGAATCTGTTAAAGCCGATGAAGAAAGCAAACAAAAATCCGTAGTAATTTGCTCTACAAATCATAGGGTGGTTCCTCTCACACATTATGTGTTCATGACAAGTAATGAAGGTCTTTTTAAGAAGATAAATGACAAGGACGCGTCGGCTACTGTTCGCAAGTCATTGTGTAAGTGTTTAACTATTCAGGAAGCCGATGGCAAATTTAGAACAGATACTTACAACACGGTTTCTAATATTACGAGTTTGATGACAAAACATAATATGCGAACTAATCGTCAGTTTGTTTTAAATGAATTGATCGGGTATTTACACAAGGAATCTATGCTTCCAGCAATCATATTTGTTTTTTCTAGAAGATTGGTTGAACAATGTGCCGAAGAAGTTCAGGCGAATTTATTAGATGAAGATGAAATAACCTCTCATCAAATTCAGAAGGAATGTGATGCCATTTTGCGCAGATTGCCCAATTGGCGAGAATACGCGGAATTGCCTGAATACACTAGATTAGTTTCTCTACTTCAGAAGGGTGTGGGAATTCATCATTCGGGCATGATACCAGTTTTGCGCGAAATAGTAGAACTGATGATTTCTAAGAAATATATTAAGGTTCTATTTGCCACAGAGAGTTTCGCAATTGGATTAGATTGCCCGATCAAGACGGCGGTTTTCATAAGTTTAAAGAAACATGATGGCGGGGAGCATCCGAGATTCTTAATGTCACATGAATATACGCAGATGGCCGGCCGAGCCGGCAGGCGAGGCATTGACACAATCGGCAATGTAATCCACTGTTCCAACCTTTTTGACTTACCTGATCTAACAACTTATAAAGAAATCTTGGGCGGAGTTCCGCAGAAACTAACTAGCAAGTTTCAGATCTATTATCCAATGATACTTAATTTGTTGTCTGACTCTATTGAATACGAAGAGTTTGTTAAAAAGTCAATGTTAAGTTTGGAATTGGAATCCATGGAAAACGGACTGAGGACACAAATCGCCGAATTAGAAAGTGATCTCTCTGAAAAAAAAGATGGGTTTGAAACCGTGAAGACTCCGATAGAGATCTTACAAGAATTCCATGATCTAAATAAATCTCTTGAAATGGCAAGCAATAAAAAACGCAAAGAGGTGGATAAGAAAATCGCCGAAATGCTAAAATCCAATCCAACTGTTTCAAAAGATATTGTCTATTTCCGAGAATATGAATCCTTGAAAATCGGTTTACAAAAGAAGATTCGCGAACTGGAATCTACTTCTCAATATATTGAAAATCAAATCCATAATGTCATCCGTGTTTTGCGCAAACGTGAAATTGTCCATGAAGATTCATTTACTTTGACCGAGGTTAAGGGCCAGATTTGCCGACAAATAGCCGAAGTTAATCCTGTATTAATGACTGAAATATTGGTTGGGTTAAATGATTTTGCCGAATTTGAACCTATTCATCTAGCAGGATTCTTGTCGGTTTTCACCGATGTTCGTGTCCAGAATGGAGAGGATGTCGGACCGAATAATTGTTCCGGTTGTGGAATGGTGAATGATCGCATTCGCGATTTAAATCGGATATGTAATTCCTTGATTGATGACGAAGAAGAAGTCCGCATTTATTCTGGCGAAAATATGGATAGTTTTTCCTACACGATTGTAGATGATGTGATGGACTGGTGTTTGTGTAAGGATGAAGGAGAATGCCGATCATTGCTACAGAGACTTAGTGAGGAAAAGGGCGTGTCCGCAGGGGATTTCACGAAAGCGATCTTAAAGATATCAACTGTGGCGCGTGAGTTGATATCAGTATGTGAGAATATGGGCAAGATAGATTTGATGAACCGTTTGTCCAAGATTGATGGTCTTGTTTTGAAACATGTTTCTACTAATCAGAGCTTGTATCTATAAAAAAAACAATCTCTTTGTTTTTAAGATACAACCCGTTTGAAAAATTCATTGATTGCCGCATGGTCCGCACCAATTACAGAGTCATTCGGAATCGGCGACACATTGCCCTGGTTAAAACACAGGATTGCAGGGATTCCTGATATTTGACGCATCGTCTTGAACATGCCATAAATCTCAAAAGATTCGTCTACATCAATCATAATACATTTTATGTTGGGGAATTTCTCGGTAATCTCGTTGTAATATTGGACAACATGGGATTCAATCCGTTTACAAGGTCCGCACCAGGTAGCACCCAATTTAATAACAATTTTACCAGTGTTGTTTTTCAACATTTCCTCAAATGATTTTTTCGTCACTTCAATCTCATATAAGGCAGATTCATTATGCTGGACGGGGGCTTGTTTTATGTATGGAGTGAATTGCATTTTTGTGACGATTCCTAAATATAATTATATCAACAAAATAATTATATTTGTATTACGCAATCAGCAAAGTAATATATGCCTTCGCGAGTATATGCGCTAATTTCGTTTGTTTATTTTTGGCATTATTTGTATAATGAGTTTGAAATCGGAGAAACCGCATAACCTAGATATTAAAAATTACACTTTAGAAGAAATGTTTGGACTGTTTGACTTGACGTATGATTTGACCGAGAAATCCATGCGCGCTGCCAAGATGAAAGTGCTAATGATTCATCCCGATAAATCCAAGCTCCCTTCTGAGTATTTTCTCTTCTACAAACAAGCATATGAGATTATTCTAGACATTTACAAGGAGAAAAATAAGATGAATATGGCGCCGATGACAAAGACGGCATATGTGCCGGAAGTGGCCGCGTCGTCGGGAATAGGAAACGCCCAAGACAATACTGTTTCGGCTAAGCATTTTGAGAATGCCAAGGGCGGCAAATTCAATGACAAGTTTAATGAATTGTATGAAACAAATATGTCCAAAAAAGTGGATCACAGCCGACACGATTGGTTTAAGAAAGAAGAATCTATCCATGATTTTAGCGGCAAAACCGTGAATTCCAAGAACATGGGCGAAGTCATGAACGAAGTTAAGCAGAAGCAAGCAGCAATGACTGTTTATGGTGGTGTTAAAGAAATGCGTCAAGTCGGGTTTGGCACCAGTTATTATGAAGGGGATGATGAAGGAACGGCGTCATACGCCGAATGCGATGTCTTCAGTAAATTGAAATTTGACGATGTGCGAAAAGTCCATAGAGATCAGACCGTTTTTTCAGTATCTGAAAAAGACTTTGCCAATGTGCCTCAATACAAAACTGTGGATCAATATATCAATGAACGCGAAAAATCACGCGGTTCATCCATGTCTAAAGAAGAATCCAATACACTCCTTGAAAAACAACAGCGCGAATATGAACAAGCCATGATGCAGAAACAACAGCGTGAATTGTTATTACGCCGTGAATATGAGGAAAAACAGAATGCGGTTAAGGCGGCATTTATGCGCATTGGCAATTAGACAATTGGTATTTAAAATATAATATTGTCATTCCTATGGCAACCGCGCACACGGATTTAAAAAATAGTACTGGATTTCTCACGCGATATAATCTTATATCATCATATGTCAATTCATCAGAGTCATCATCAATATTAGCGTCGTTAAACATTTTGTTTATATTTGTATTATTATGAGTTTTATTTTATATCGTCATCATATAATATGTTTGAATCAAAATACGTTTACAAATATTTAGCCGCGATTGCCGTGCTTGGATTTGTCAGTTACTATGGAGACGCAATAAAACGCAAATTGTCCGACACGGATGAAACCGATAAGATGATTCGCGAATATTTGCTAAATGAATCGCCGCTTCACGGATTAAACAGACCTAAATTGTGGATACATAGCAAATATGAAGTCAATGCCCGACGCTGGAAAGATTTTCAGAGTCGCAATACCACTGATCTAAATCAACCTTATATTCATCAGACCATTAAAACCATCATTAATCATTGCGGAAATGATTTTAATGTCTGCCTCATTGATGACGAATCATTTAGTAAGCTTATTCCTTTGTGGGATGTGAAACTGTCTGCCATGGCCGAGCCTTTTAAATCCCAGTTTCGCGAGGTGGCCATGCTTCAAATTCTCTATATTTATGGAGGCGTCGTTTTGCCCAATTCGTTTTTATGTATCAAGAATGTGGTGCCACTTTACATGGACACGATAGAGGGACAGCCGTTTTTCGCGGAAGAGCTTAATCGGACAACTTCCAACGGGTGTGCCGGGTTTGTGCCTGGGATGCAAGTAATGGGAGCAAGAAAGTCATGCCCGGTGATAAAGGAGATGATCACGGTTCTACAGGAAAGAAATAGATCAAATCATTTCTCTAATGAATCCAAAATTTTGGGACAAACATCGCAAATGATTACCACACATATTCAAGCAGGACATGCCAGTTTAGTAGATGGCAGACTTATTGGAATTAAGACATCAAAGGGTCGCCAGATTTTAATAGATGATTTGATGAGCGAGGATTTTATTGATTTGGATAAGAACGCATATGGAATCGCGATTCCCGCGGACGAGGTTTTGTCTAGATCAAAATATCAGTGGTTGGCGTATTTATCAACTGGTGAGTTGATGAAAACAAAATCCATAGTAACAAAATACTTACAGGCGTCTATTGTTGACAGCACAAATGAGTATTTTTCTAATGCCGGCACTTTACAAATGACTAGTACTGTCACCAGTATATAAAAAAATTAATGTAATATTTGGAATGACAATATTTAATTTCTGATTCCAATTTAATATCCATGAATTTACAAATTTGACGCACAATGTTTGTGAAACTATTGTATGTAAAGTCGCGTTCTAAATAAAATAATTTGGATGCGAAATAATATGGTTTAATAAGTTCCAAAAAAGGTTTGTCCATTTCATGAAACAACATCTTGCGATATGCTGTTTCATCCAAAAAATAATACTTTTCTGTTTTCAAACATATTTTCTCCAACAGGTCATATAATATATTTGAGGGGACCGGAGTTTTAAATATTTGGTTGGACATTTTTCTGTATTACTTGCTTTATCGCTAATATATGTCTATATTATTTACTTGAATCATTTGATTTGCTAGATTCACTTGAATCATTTATCTTTTCCGTCTTGGGAGCCCTGCTTCCTCTACTTTTGCGCGTTGTATTTTTTGCCGGACTTGTCATCTTGTATATTCCTTTCACAAAATCTCCTTCAAGCACTTCTCCATTTGCTTTTGTATATTTTCCTTTACCGTCCATTAAATCATCTTTCCAGTCTCCTTCATATGAATTTCCATTTGAAAAGCGCATGATGCCCTTGCCGGTTATCTTACCATTCAGCCAGTCTCCTTCATAAACATCACCATTGGCATAACGCATTGAACCTGTGCCGGTTATCTTATCTTTTTTCCAGTCTCCTTCATATATTTTACCATCTACATATCGCATGGTGCCTTTTCCCCACATATAATCTCTATAAAAAGCTCCTTCATAAACATTGCCACTTTTGTAATAATATTTACCTTTGCCCGACATCTCATCTTCTAACCAATCCCCGTCATAAACGTTTCCATCTTCAAAATGATATACGCCTTTGCCATCTTTGCTATTATTTATCCAGTCTCCTACATAGGTTTCTCCGTCTTGACTGCGATAATCACCTTTGCCATGATACAAATCATTGATGAAATCTCCTTTATAAATTTCTCCATCTGAATGCATAAATATGCCTTTGCCGGTCTGTTTGCCATCAACGAAGTCTCCTTCATAAAAATCTTTGTTCTTGAAACGCATGGCACCTTTTCCCGTCATTTTGCCGTCAATAAAACTTCCTTTGTATGTCTTGCCATCTTTCCATGTAAGTTCGCCTTCCGGGTCATTCAATTGTATTGTCTCTTTGTTGATTTTTCCTGTGTAGGTTTTTCGGCCTGCGGAATTAGTTGCCGCAAATGTAATAGTGCCTTCTACAAACTGCCCATCTTCAAATTTTCCCTCATATTTATTGCCTCTATGCATGACGACATTTGTTCCGACATTATTAATCCAAGTATTAACTATTGTTTCTTGATCCGCTGTAAGTTCCCTTTTTTCGCCAGTATGACTCACAATGTAATAATGCGACCCCTCTTTTGTGATATTTAACATCCCTGTTAAAACATTGACAATTAATCGGACAATCATTGTTGGATTGTTGTGTTTCAGCAATATTTTGTGAATATCATCGGCAATTTCGGATTGTGTGCGTTCCGGATTTATTGATTTTAATATTGCATACAACATGGCAAATACTGAACATGACCCCTCATATGCGCTGCCGGCTGTTAAATTTTGAAGCCCCTTTATAGTTGGACAATGATCAATTGGTTTTACAAGTTGTTTCACGTCATAATGCTCACTTGGAAAAAGTGAATTTCCTAAACTGTGCATCTTACTATTAATGCGATAAGACAATGATGCATTTCCATAAGTTGACCCATGCGGTTCAAACCTTTCCATTTCTACGATTCTTTTTTCATTCTTATTGCGTCCCTCAACTTTAATAAATAATATATTTGCGTGGGAAGCTTTTGCGCCGTGAAATTGAAAAGTAACTGGAATTGCCATGAATTTTTCTTGACAATTGCGTATTTCAGTTCTCATGTACTTAACTGGATCAAATGGACGAACTTTGCTTTTTGATTTTCCTAGATGTTTAATTATTTGTGTTGATTCATTCTCCTCCTCTTCTCCAAAAGATAAATGAATTCCATGTAAAAAACACAATCCGGATAATTTAAACAATTTATAAAGTTCTTCAATGACCGAATGGTTGTTATACCACAGATAGACTAAATCTTGGAATAATTGTTTTTCTGCTTCTACATTTGCGTTTTTTGAAGGTGCAGGATCAGGTGGCAAATCTCCATATAAAATTTGACATAAATTTGCTATTTTGGCTGCGTGGCTCGCATCAAACTCACGATGTTTCGGTTTTGAAAAAATACTATAATCTCTTTTAATGGACAATTTATCAACACATGTTTGAATTTTAGACGCCATTATATATTATTTGAATATTTTATTATACCTTCCACAATTCCATCAAATTGTTTGTAAAAAAAGCGAGCTCAATAGAGTCCTCATGCACCTTGTGAAAAATAGTTATGTATTTACACAAAAACGGCAGAATCCTGTATTTGATGTTTTCTTCTATGTTCGGCGTGAATTTTACAAAATTAAAGAAATAATCCAAGATGTCAATGACTGAGTATCCATAATCATGTATTTCACACAAGATCTCTATCGCCTCTCTCAAATTCCCATTCTTCAATTGAACCACGTATTTCTCAAATTGAACATACGATATATTGGAACACAGATTATTCGCCGATTTAATGTCTATCGGTTCTCCTAATATGTAGATCTTTTCTAAATAATTTATCAGGACTCGGATGGAATCATTACAAATGCTTAACATAAATTCTTTAGATTCCTCATCAATTTGGAGTTTCTCTATCGCGATGATTTTGTTCATGGTTTCAACCAAATGTTTTTTTTGGAGACGATTGATCTTCAAAATATGAAGCCGTGATTGTAAAGACTCATTCACTTTTTGAATATTAGTACATGCCGATATAAATTGAACATTATTTCCATATTTGTCTATGTAATTTCGGAATACTTGCTGGCTCTGTTCGTTGATGCTGTCTATGTCATCCACCACGATGAGCTTTTTCTTGCCGGGTATATTGGATTGCGATTGACAAAACGACTTCATCTCATTGCGGAAAAATTGGATGCCCTGCTCTTTCAGATTGTTTATAAACATGATATTGTGTTCAGGAAATGTAGCGGATTTATTCATATTATAATAGTTGCGAATGATGGCGTGTGTCAAAGAGGTTTTGCCGGAACATTCACTACCCACAATCAATATGTTTAGATCATCAATCTCTATCAGGGCATTCAGAACATTCATGTGGGTTTCATCTAAAAAGAAATCGGTGATATAATATGGTTTGTATCGGTTTACGAAGGTTGTTAATGATTCCATTAGTGGGTGATTGATATTTATTTGGATAATATTTTTATGCTTTAATTCATGAAAATATTATTTTGCGTAATTATGATGTAGAAAAATTAAAAGAATTATTTTATAAATGCCGAATCATTATGAAATCTTGGGACTTCAATCCGACGCCGACGAAGGTGAAATCAAAAAAGCCTATCGTTCGTTGTCGTTCAAATATCATCCCGATAGAGCCACGGGCGATCCGGAAGAATCTAACCAGATGATGCAGAAACTGAATGAAGCATATGAGATTTTAAGAGATCCGCAAAAAAGACAGCAATATGACAATGAATTGAATGGAATCCACATGCATGGCATGCCACCAGGATTCCCTGGATTCCCTGGATTTCATATGAATCATGGAATGCCGCCGGGTATGCCAGACATATTTGAAATGATGTTCAATATGGGCGGAATGGGCGGCGGAGGAATAGAGATTGTTCATAATGGTCAAGGCATGTTCATAAAACGACATATTGGAAAACCTCAAACAATTGTAAAATCAGTATCAATAACATTAGAACAAGCATTTGTGGGAGGGGTTTTGCCGATAGAAATAGAGAGATGGGTTCAAAATGGTGATTTACAAATAACAGAAATGGAAACAGTGAATGTGAAAATTCCGGCAAATATTAATAATAATGATTCTATTTTGTTGGAAGGAATCGGAAATCGCATAAACGCGTCTCATGTTGGAGACGTCAAGCTACAAATTGTCATTGAAAAACATCCGGTTTTCACAAGACAAGGAAATGATTTGATTTTTAAGAAAATACTCACACTAAAAGAGGCATTATGCGGAACCCAATTTCAATTTGAACATTTAAACGGCAAAGTGCTAACACTCAATGTTTTAAATACCGTAATTTTTCCGGGAGGCAGAAAGGCATTTCCGAATTTAGGAATGATAACTAGTGGAAACTTGATTGTTGAGTTTGACGTAACTTTTCCAGCCACGCTTACCACAGAACAAAAAGAACAATTGGCAAATATTTTATAATTTATGGTTCTTCTTTGATTTTTTTGCCTTCTTGGCATTTTTTTTATTGCGATTGCGTGATCTTTTGCCACCTGTGCCAATAGGTTTTGCTTCCGCTGGTTTTTCCTCTTCTTTCTCTGGACCTCCAAATGTATTAGTGGAGGGAGGAGGATTTTCCTCTTCTTTTCCAGGGCTGCCGAATATATTAGTAGAAGGAGGAGCTGGTTTTTCCTCTTCTTTTTCAGGACCGCCAAACATATTAGTTGAAGGAGCAGGTTCGTCTTTTTTCTCGGGACCGCCAAAAAAATTTGTAGATGAAGCCGGCGCAGGTTCGGGAGCAGTCTCTTCTTTGGCGGGACTATCTGAGGAGGAAAATAATGATTTTGATTCTCTAGATTCTTCAGATGGTTTGAATGCCTGAGAATCATGTAATGTATAATATCCTAAAATTAGCGTTGAACAGAAAATAAGTGAATATGATATTATTGTGGGATTGGACAAAACACTCATTGTTTCACTTTTCATTTTTGTGTAATCAACATCCATATTTTATCTATATATCTAATTGTCATTTTTTTGCGCCACACATTCACGATTTTTATGATCTTATAATATAAACATTTATGGAAAAAAAATACACATTTGAGCAATTTCAATCAGAAATAAAACATAAAGAATCTTTTTTGAAAAAAATAGACGTGTTTTATCCAAATGATCAATATGTAAGTGAAAACATTCCAACAGACTCAACAGACAAACTTACAATTAGGATGTGCGTTTTTTATATTGAAGATAGCTGTGTCATGCCTTTTGTAAAATATGCTGTTAAAATAGATAATGGCAAAATTTGTTTCCCCGAATTTTCTTTTGATGTTTCTCAATATGATTCAGAAGAACATTTAGAAAACGTTTTCATTAAATCATGCGATGAACAACTTGTTAATATATTTGTGAATGATGGACAAAGTGGAGGCTCCCCGCAAGGATCTATGCGCGGAGGCAAATTAACCGACAAAATACAATCCAGTTTTGGAAAATGCTATCGCGGATTTATTCCTAAAAATGACAGCATCTATGTTTTTTATGACGTCACCGTGTTATTATTAAATGATCATAAATTGAATCCTGATTTTAAATATGCCATCGCGGATGAACTAAATAATGTCAAATCCATTTTTGGAAATTCGGCGGATGGGTCTATCACTAAATTATTTAAACCCACAAAATCATTTCCTCTATCGGCCATTTTAAATCCGTGGTTCATAAAATCCAGCGGATCATATAAATCAATTACTATTCCACTTGTGGGATATTTATGCATGACCAATGATGACGGTGATACTTTTTACACATTGACTCAGGAACAAATTGATGAAAAGTATGTAATAAGTGATTGTCTGATTGATCCCAAAGAAGTCGGCTCATATTACTTCTTTTCTACAAAAATATTGAATCCTCAAAAAGATGCTACCTATATTCGTCATGCGTTTTTTACTATGAAAATGCGAGACTGGACTAGCACCAAATTTCCGAACAAAGGCTCCTACAATTATGAAGAAGACGTGAATACCGTCATGTTTAAACTTGATTCAAAAACGATGATTTATGGAGTGAAATCGCCGGATCAGTTTGTGGAATATTAAATTGGGGGAACGTCCATTTTAATCGCTCAAAAATGACTTATATTTTATATAGTAAAATATAATGTCTGACCAGAATATCACAACCAATACTAATAGAGAAAATGTTATGGGTAATATAGCGATACCGCACGTTGAAGGCAATAAAACAGACTCTTCTTTTCTTTTAAAGATATGGGAATTTCTAACAAGATGGTTAGAAACTTTATATTCAGGAATTTTTGAAGATCCTTTGTTCATAGTTAACAAAGTCATTGGCAAAAGAATGGCATTGTCATTGATTTATTTAGGACTAATATTGTCATTAATGCAAGTTTTTAATCCAAAAAATAATTACGCAATGTTTTATTTATATGCCATTTGTTTTTGGATTGTCGCTTTGATATTATCAGTCTGGATAATTGATCCTTATGATGAAAGTAATGTTGAATATGCTTTGCGAAATATGACAAAAAAAACCATCAAAGAACACCATTGCGATAAACCACCCACATCATCAACTAATAATTCATAATTTTACACATTATTGTCTCCTCCACTATTAGGGACATATTTTTCCAAGAATTTTTCTAATATTTCAGCATCAACATCATTTTTAAGAGACTCTGTCAATTCTTCTTTGAGAGGATCGCGTCCATAATTATCTCTGAACAATTTCACATGTTCCTCTATTTTCTTATTATTTGTTTTGATTTTGTTTGCCATCTCTATCGCCGCGTGCCTGAATTGATTCTGAACTCTCTCTCGGCGTTCCTCTTCTTCTTTTTCCATCTTTATTTTCTCCTCCTCCATCCATTTTTGCTCATCTATGGATCGTCGCTTGTCCTCCTCCTCTTTCTTAGCTTTGTCTTGTATCACTTTGAATTTTTGTGACAATAGATTCTCTATTGAGTTCTCGTCAATCGTCGGCTGTGTTTTGATTACAGGAATTCTAGCAGGATTATACCAATCGTGTTTTCCAATTTCGGATACAATAATTGTGTCGCACTCGTCAGGCTTCTTAAGAGTCTTGAATCTCGTCTTGCGTTCCTCCTCATTCTTCTCTTCGTCGGCGGCGTCATCATCATATGGGCAACACCAATATGGTTTCTTGCCAGAGAATATGCTGATGAATTCTTTTGTCACGGCCTTGGGAATAGATGGACTTGTCTCCATTAATCTGTCAAATTCTTCTCTATAAGTCTTCAAGAAATGCCCTGCGTCCATACTTCGTTCCTCCGGCGCTTTTGCCAATTCTATGCTAATATTTCGGGCAAATTTGTCCCACGCAATTGCTGATACTCTGAATGACTCGTTCAATTCTGATATTTTCATGTATTGCTGTATAGTCGTCAATATTCCTATGATAATATTGACGGAACCAATAACCATGGGCGCATATGATTGCATAGACATTGGCAAACTTGCTTGAGCAAAAGACGCTGTTCCACTAATTGTTGAAAAAATAATGGCGGGGATAGTAAACCAGGCGTGTAATACGGAAAACTTCTGGTGAGCGCGATTATGAAGCCATTTATAGCATTTGGCGACGTCGCACCATTCGCCAGGGATTTTTTCGCTTTCGGTTGACCATTTGACTTCGGGCATCTTCTTTTCTTCTTTCTTCTCAGCGTCTTTATCACTAATGGATGTTAATATTTCGTCATCCAACACATTGCTTTTTGTCACATCCGCTATAGCAGAGGCCGCAAAAGATTTTTCATCATTAATTCCACTGTTGGCACTCATTATATTATAATACTTCGGTAAAAATTTGCTAAATGGTCACTTTTATGTTCAAAAAAATTGATCATTTCTGAACTGTATGAATTTGATATTAAATACAATAACACAATTCAAATCATGTCTCACACTATTCAAAATGCTATTATTGATGCCATTGGCTCAAGATTTTCTCTATTATTATCGGCAAATTTATTTGTCTATTTGTTTGTAACAATTGTATGTTATGCTATATGTAATTCTACTTTTCCGTCAAAAGTTAATAAGTTCATCATAAATTATCGGTTGTTATATAAATTTATGTTTGAATATGATAAAAATAAGCAGGACAAGGATTCGCGCGAATTAAATGAACTCTTTGAAAAACTTTTAACTAAAATACAAGAATTGTTTGAAAAGAATCGCGGCAATCCAATTATGAATGAGGGTTGGTGTAACCTGGATAAAAAAAATATTATCAGATCAAGACGATCTAGAACTGAATTAAACTATTGCGAAGAGGAATTAGAAGAGGACGAAGATGAAGAATTAGAAGAGGACGAAGATGAAGAATTAGAAGAGGACGAAGATGAAGAATTAGAAGAGGACGAAGATGAAGAATTAGAAGAGGAATTAGAAGAGGAATTAGAAGAGGAATTAGAAGAGGAATTAGAAGAGGAATTAGAAGAGGATGAGGATGAAACAGAATATACGGATGAAGTTATATGCGAAACATGTTCTAATTATTTGAACAGAACCGATGGCGATATTGGCATCAATGAAATATTGGGATCAACGGTAACCGAAGATGAAGACAACGACAATAAGGAATCCACCGAAGACGAAGATGAAACATACATAAAGGTTTAATAGCGTCGCAATCATTACTTTATGAAATTTAGGAATCAGCGCGGCATAAAATATTCATATAATACAAATAAGAATGGAAAGTCAATTGGAAACATTAAAATCAGAATTCTCTATTGTGAAAGAAAACACATGTAAAATTTCCTCAAATTACAATTCAATCAAAGACAAAATTGGAAAACTCAAACACCTTTATTCGGAAATGATATCCACAAATAGCCATAAGAAGATTTTTTTATTCTGTTTAGAATCTTTTAATTTTCAAATTAAAGCGTTCAATGTTGATACTGAAAATATTCAGAATTCGTTGCTCTTAATAACAAATCGCGTTTACTGCGATTACTATAAATTGTTCAAATTGATTTCGTCTCTATTTGATGAGTACAAATACGCAATTCCAAGTTCTATAAAGGAGCTGCCAATTTACAATGATCTCAATCCTTTTGCCGAATATAAATTAGAAGACGTTTCAAATTTACATGATGACGTATGTTCTCTCATATTCAGTTTAATTATGACACACAATTCTAATCAAATGAAAATAGATTCGTACACTTCCAAATCGCAAACAGGTATTTGTATTCTGAATTTCATCAAAACGCTTGAATATGACAATTCCGTGTTGAAAGATCAGATTATGTTATATCTCAATTATATGGATTTTTTCAAAAACACGCAGACTAAACATCTTACAAAACTTCTCAGGAAGATGGAAGCGCTTAAAACCGAAATAGATGAAGAAATTGTCTTTGATGCGGACCCAGATACAGACACTGACACCGACTCTTCATCATCTGATTCTGATACTGATCTAAATCATTTTCCAACACTTCTATTAACAACCCCGGTTTCTAGCGTGGCATCGTCAGAATCATCCTGTGTGTCATCCCGTGATTTTTTAATTGAAACAATAGAAAGTCACAATACCGCGTGGTCAGACACTTCTTCAACTATTTCAGACGCTGAAAAAAAAAACGAAAAAATAGAGCCCGAAAAAAAGAAAAAAGGCAGACCAAGAAAAGAAGACGCCAAAAACGTAAAAGACGTAAAAAAAGAAAAACCCAAGGCTTCTAAAAAACCGGAAACTCAATCTCTAACCGAAAACGAAGAATTGGATTTTGGAATCACCATTGATCAAATTAATGAACATGTGAATGTCACAATGAATGTTGCCGAATAATGCGGTTTTATTCTACAATGGATGTAGAATAAAATGGAATGAATTAGAATAAATATTTATCTTTCTTTTTACTTTTTTGAATGGGCGATTTGACAGGTCTAAATTTCTTTGCTGGTTTATGTTTTCTAGTTTGAGATTTATGTTTGAATCCAGGAGAATACTCAATCACTTTTTTATTCAGAGATTTCATCTTGCCTTTTTTGGTTAAAGGCTCCTTCCTTTTCAAACTCGGTTTGTAATTCAAAAACCATTCATCATATTCGCGCGTCCCTTTAATAGAAGACAGTTCCACGAATTTTTCCGATTTGATTGAACGAATGTCCTCCATCGTCGGCTGTTTTCCATAACAATCCATAGAGAAACGCTTCAATAATCCCTTCTGACTTAATCGGTTCTCCTCTTGAACATTGAATAAAAACTCGGCAATACATGTTAATCTGTCCTTGTAATAGTATATCTTTTTCGTGTATAAAAACGCCAAATAAAATGTCAATATGGTGTCAATGGTCGCCACATTAATGGATGTGTTTCCGCCGATCACAATCTTGTTATAATTGTGGCACGCGATCGGCTCATATAAAAACGCAATGGTTTCTTTGCCCACGCGGATTTCAATATGTTTGGGCACAATCTCGCCAATTGCGGCGTGTTCAATTAATCCGATTTTTGTGTAACCATTTTCTTCTAATTGCTCCTTTATTATGAGGGCAACTCTCTCTATGTTTTCCACAATCACGTCAAAGTCGGGGATTTTTGCCAATTCATGTTTTGTGTGGTCTTTCAAATAGGTTCCGTATAAACTACACGCATAACCACCGAAAAATACGGCTCCCTGAGACGCCAATTCATCGCGCACAATGGTGAATATTTCCGCCTCTATTTCTTCTAATGTCATTTTTTCCTTTTCAACTATTCCAATTTTTGCGTCGCGATTCATCTTGCGTTGGAATTCCACATTGTTACATTTGCCTATCGCCTTCAAAGGATAATGTTTATTTAACAAATTCAGTCTTTTGTGGACCTTCTCCCATCTACTCACGTCGCCGTCGGGTCTGGACAATTCCAAGAACATTGCCATTCTAAGAAAATCCGCCGAGGCATACTTGATTCCCGCAATCTTAATAGATGATTTGTATAACTCGTCAAATATTGTATCATTCAACTGCGTTATGTCCGCGATCGGCAAATAATTCACATAAACTTTGTATGTTCCATGATGAACACCGGCTTTTGCCTCCACTTCGCCGTAGCCGGAATCGTGGTAAATATTTGCCAATTCAATGGCATCGTCCATGGCCGTGCTGGAATAGAAATCGTAATCTGGGACTTCTATGTCTTTGTCGTAGAACTGATCGTCTTTCGGGAGGATATTATTGATTGCGGTTCCGCCATAACAAATGACGTGTTTCAATTTGAGGAATTCTTCTAAAATAGATATGATTTTCTTGACTTCTTCGTTTGTGGCGACGCGTTTTCCTTGAACGGCTTCGCTTTCATCAACGGCCTTTCTTAAAATGGCAATCTCGCATTCTTGGAAAGTCATGGCGTTGTCACAAATTTCATTGTCATATTTCTGTTTTTTCTTATCGCGCGATAGAGATTTTGACATTATATATATTATTTATAAATTATTGTGACAATGATCAAAATAGTTTATTCTGAGTTGTTTGACCTGCGTGAATTTTTGATTAACGATGATATTAGACAAAATGACGACTCACAGTTATTAAAAATTTTTTCGTAACTTTTCAAAGCGGGCGTCTGATTATAGAATTTCATCAAAACCATTTGACACGGCTGTTTTGCCAACTCGGCAACCGTTGGTGCTTCCACATTTCCCACTTGCGGAGGCGTGACCATGTAAAATGATTTCATATCAGTTCGGCCATCATCCGAAATTGATATTGGTGACGAAATCATACATGATGATCCGTAATCTATGTAAGAATATTTGGGGAAATCCACCATCCCACTTCTTAATTGAATATACACACTAAATGGAACACAATCTGTTCCATCACTTTTTAAACAACTTCCGTAATTGTCATAATCGGGCGCGCTTGTTGTGTCTAAAATCACCACTATTTTGTCCATCAGATCGCCAATCCTTGTACTTCCGTTTACCTTTTTGTCATATAACTTTGATCCAAAATTGGTTTCCAAAGATTTCACAATGCGCTTATAAGCATCGCGACTATGATTTTTTATTCGCAAATGAACGAACAATGGATCTTTTGGTGCCGGCACGGAAGATTCAGAAGCAAATGCGTTACCAATTACTGTCGTAAAAGCATCCTCCATAGACAAATCCAAATCCGTGTTTATAGATTTATACTGCGGATCCTCAGAATATGATATGTATTCACGTTCAAAGTCCTTGTCATCTCGTCTTGTATAAATTTCAAAATCCAATACTCGGCATCCGCGTTTAAGAACAAATTTGATAGCTTCTTTGCTGGCAGATCCTCCTACAATCGCACTGTTGTAAGACGATTTTATGACAAATTCTTTAATTGGGAAATTATAATGACCTTCTGGAACTGATTGTATATTTAATCCCACGCCAAGAGCAGAGGCTTCGTCATTAAGTTTTGACACATCTTTTGCCGCGGTTAAATTAGAAAATTCTTCTAGCGAATGATTTTCATTTTGTTCAATTTCTTGTTCCATTTGTTTTTTTATGTCGGCATTTTTTTGAAATAGGCCATAAACAACATAACCCGTAATAAATATTATCACTAAAATTAACAGTTTCATAATTATGTTCATAGTATTTCGTCTTTATAAATTACTGATAAAATATTTGCCGACGGAAAACTATTAGAAATATAATAATATTGTATTATATAAATCTGACAATGGCAGGAGGTCTATTAAATATAATTTCAGAAGGCAATAATAATGTAATACTTACCGGAAACCCCACCAAAACGTTCTTTAAAGTCACTTATTCTAAATATACCAATTTCGGCATGCAGAAATTTCGCATTGATTATGATGGACAACGGGATCTTCGTCTCAGTGAACAATCCGTATTCACGTTCAGGGTTCCCAGACATGCCGAACTTTTGATGGATAGTTATGTTGTGGTGACGTTGCCTCACATATGGAGTCCAATTTACCATCCATGTAATCAAACCGGTGACCGTTGGGTTCCTTACAGTTTTAGATGGATCAAAAATATTGGCACTCATCTGATAAAAGAAATAGAAGTTCGTTGTGGTAATTTCACCATTCAAAAATATTCGGGTGAATATTTAGCAGCAGTGGTGGAGCGCGATTTTGATAAAAATAAAAGGGATTTGTTTAATGCCATGACTGGAAATACGAATGACATTAATGATCCAGGCAATTCGCAGGGTCGGGCAAATTCTTATCCGTCAGCATATTACACTCCGAATACTCTTGGTTCTGAACCATCTGTAAGGAGCAGATCTTTATACATACCTCTAAATACGTGGTTTTGTCTTGAAAGTAAATGTGCTTTTCCTCTGGTTTCTATGCAGTATAATGAATTGACCATAACTGTGACTCTAAGAGCAGTTGAAGAATTATTTCAAATCAGAGATGTTTTTGACACTGCTAATAATTTTCCTTATATGCGACCGGATTTTACTAAACCGGAACATCAGTTTTATCGGTTCATACAAACTCCGCCTTCTGTGAAAATTGACCCCGAAAATTATCTAAATAAAACAACCACATGGAATGCCGATGTTCATATTTTAGCAAATTATTGTTTCTTATCAAAAGACGAGATTCGTAATTTCACAGCGGAAGATCAAGTATATTTGATTAAAGACGTTCATGAATATAAATATGAAAATGTGACTGGCGCCAAAAAGTTGAAGGTTCAGACCGGCGGAATGGTGGCAAATTGGATGTGGTATTTACAGCGCAATGATGTTTATATGCGAAATGAATGGAGCAATTATACGAATTGGCCGTACCGAGTCATTCCTGGAAATATTATTAATGCGCCTCAAGAAGGAATAGATAATGATATTGTTAATAATATAACCGGAAGACCCATTGGGCCTTTTATTAATCCAAATGTTTCACAAACCGGAATTTTCATAACTAGTGATTTCAATGTTGAAAATCAGAAAGAAATACTGGAAACAATGGGAATACTTTTTAATGGTGAATATAGAGAAAATTTGTTAACACGCGAAGTTTATGATTATGTTGAAAAATACACGAGAACGGCCGGCTTCGCCGGAGAAGGTTTATATTGTTATAATTTCTGTCTCAATACAGATCCGCATGAATATCAGCCATCTGGCGCAATTAATATGTCCAAATTTAAAACGGTTGAATTGGAAATTAATACCTATGTGCCACAAATAGATTTGCAGAATTCAAATTATCAGATAACATGTCTGGATAATGGTACTGTTATTGGAACAAATGCGTCGTCATGGCGTTTGTATGAATATAATTATAATCTGGTTTTGTTTGAAGAAAGATACAATGTTCTTTCGTTTGTCGGCGGATATTGCGGATTAATGTATGCTAGATAATTTATTTCTTATATATAACTGAAAAGTAATATCAATTATATATAAGATGCCATCATCAACCAGGTTTAGTGATATGGATAAAAATATTTTAGAAAAAATGAAAACTTTGAATTCAGATTACATTGGTTCTCTTAATACTTTTGTTGAAGGGTTTTCAAATGAAATAGATGATCATGATAATGAAGGGTTTTCAAATGAAATAGATGATGATGATATTGAAGGGTTTTCTGATGGGGAAGAAGGCTTTGATGACGACGATGATATTGAAGGCTTTGATGACGACGATGATATTGAAGGCTTTGATGACGACGATGATGTTGAAGGGTTTGAAGATGGGGAAGAAGGGTTTGAAGATGGGGAAGAAGGGTTTGAAGATGGGGAAGAAGGCTTTGAAGATGGGGAAGAAGGCTTTGATGACGACGGTGATGAAGGGTTTTCAAATGAAATAGACGATGGGGACGATGAATTTTCTAACATAGAAGGAATGAAGTCTGGGAAAAAGAAATCAAGTAGCAAAAAGAAATCAAGTGGCAAAAAGAAATCAAGTAGCAAAAAGAAATCAAGTAAAAAATCAAGTAGCAAAAATAAACCGAAGAAGCCAAAAAAGCCAAAGAAGAAGAAGAAGAAGAAGAAGAAGAAGAAGAAGACAAAACCTATTCCAAAATTTGATCCAATTAAGTATTTAATAACAAAATTTGGCGGAACAAGCAAAGATGCTTCAATTTTTAAAGAAATACTCACAATATTATTTACAGCTTTTCTTGCGTTTTTGGTTGCTCATAATTGGTATTCAAATTTTTTAACAAATCCCATATATAATAGACTTGAGTCTACGTTATCCGCACTAAAAGGAAACGATTTGATAAATGCCATAACTAAATATTTTGTTGAAATTGTTAAAACAGTTGACGATTTCATAATGAGCAAAATTCATAAAAATATTGCTGAAACGACAGAAACCTCCAGTTTTTTTGGCAGACGATTTGTGTTTTATACAATTTTGGGTTTTTCATTTGGCGTCGTGTCTTATTTCTTTAAACAAGTATCAATTCTTTATGATTTTACATTAAAAAAACTCAACGAGTTAATTCTTATTAAAAAAAATGACAGCAAACAGCTAAAAAAATATTTCAGTGATTTGTTAACATCCTTTCTAAAACAGTTTACTGTAAATCCAGTAATAACCTCAATTGTAACAATAATGTATGTGATATTTTTCGTGTCTGCCGCCATTAAAGAAAATTCATCTTCATTCTTTCCAGCAGCCATAGCACAACCTACAGCAGTGATGCTTATTTGGTATATTGTTAAATTCGCAGTATTATTTGCGCCAACTGTCATGTTGTCTTCCACAATGTTGACAATTTACTTTTTCTATTATTCGGTAATAAAAAATGGAGGCAAAGACTTTTATTCGCTATATAATGAAAATACTCAACATATGAATGAAAAAGAAGTATTTTTCAATAAAGATTCTAGTTATAGTTTTTGGTCCAAAATTAAAAACAGCATTGAAGATTTTCTAAAAGTTATTAATCTAAATTTTCATGAAATTTTCTTTTTCTCAACAATAATGAAACTCTTCCCCTACATTCTTAGTTTTCCATCTTTTATATTAAAGTTTTCTTTTGGTGCGGCCAGCATCATGTATATTTATAAACTTATCACATCTGTCTTGCCAAAATATAAATTCGGAACAGAAACGATTGAAAAGGTGGGCAAAGGCTTCAATGAAGTTAAAGAAGAAATAATAAAAGAAAATATTACACAAAATCCCGGTATCAACGAGCAAATGAAATTTTCAAATATGTTTGACCGAATTTATCATAGTTATAAAGATAAAAAATGATACTACATTTAAAACCGCATAGAGACTTTTCTTCATATATTGTCATCTCATGCCTCACAAAAATCATAGCAATCATCGTGCTGCCAAATTCACGAAGAAATATTATCCTTTTGTCAGTGTTTGTACTCCCACGTTTAATCGGCGTCCATTCTTAGAAACGATGTTTGCGTGTTTTCGCAATCAAACTTATCCCAAAGATCGCATGGAGTGGATCATTGTTGATGATGGCACCGATAAGGTCGGTGACGTCATCCGCGCGTCTGGCATTAGTCAAATAAAATATGTTGAAGTTCCAGATAAATTGACTCTCGGCGCAAAACGCAATTTGATGCATAGTTATTGTAAAGGGTCCATGATTGTATACATGGATGACGATGATTATTATCCGCCAAATCGCGTTGAACATGCGGTTGAACGTTTATTGGAAAATCCTAAAGCAATGTGTGCCGGATCAAGTGAAATATATATTTATTTTAAACACATTAATCAGATGGTTCAGTTTGGACCTTATAGTCAAAATCATGCCACCGCTGGCACATTTGCTTTTCGTGCGGATTTGCTAAAAACCAGCAAATATGACGAAAATGCCGCGTTAGCTGAAGAACGCGCGTTCTTACAAGATTACACAGTGCCTTTTGTCCAATTGGATCCCATCAAAACAATTCTGTGTTTTTCACATGAGCATAACACTTTTGACAAACGCCGTCTTTTGGAATCCGGATACAATCAGTTTATGAAAGAATCACCCAAAAAAGTAGAGGACTTTATTAAAAAAGATTCGGAGAGCAAGATTAAGAAGTTTTTTATGGAAGAGATTGACGGACTCCTTGCCAAATATGAACCGGGTGAGACCAAAATGAAACCGGATGTGCTAAAACAAATAGATGAAATTTTGACAGAACGTCATAGATTATTAGAAGAGGAAAACGCGAAAAATGCGAAAATTATGTTGAATGTTCCTGGACAAGGTCAAATTGAAATAACTCCAGCAAAAGCAGTTGAGATTATGAAAGCACAATCCGAAGAAATTATTAGGCGAAATCAACGAATTGCCGAATTGGAAGACATGGTTAAACGTCTTCAAATTATGTTGAATGATAAGAAAATGGAACTAGCCAAAATTGCCGGAAACAATAAAAGTGAACCCTCCATGAAAATTAGCGATTTCTCTTAAGTGTTTGTTTTCTTTGCTTGCCTTTTCCGCCTTTTTTTCCTCTTCTTGATTGAGGAGTATCCATTGGCGTTCTTGGCGTTTTTAATGGATCAATGAAATTCATCACTGATCCAAACAAACTATTTTCACGGTGTTTTTTTGTCTCTGAATGGGCTTCTTTTGCTTTTGAGTGTGAGATTGCCCGGTCGTGTCGTCTTGACGCAGTGGTTTGTTCTTTTTTTAATTCATCTCTTAGTTTGCCTTCAAAACTGCTTGCGTCATGTTTAAATTCTTTTTTCCAATTAGAATATTTTTCAGGGTCATTTTCTTTAAAATCCTTTAATCCTTTATATTTCCTTCTTTCTAATTCTTTGCCTGCCTCTGTTAGCGCGGGTTCATAATATCCATTTGGTCCAACAACTCTTGTTGTTAATTTTGGCATATTATCCGGATGTTCCAATGATAAAGTTTTTTTAGGAGGCATTGTATATATATTCACTTCAAAAATTGATCCATGTTTTTTTATTTTATGTTGATTCAAAAAAATCAACATAACTTATAATGGACACCTCCCTTGACCTTCTTGACAAATATCCTGAGATTGATTCTTATCTCAGCACTTCCAATAATTTCCCCGTTTTCATGAAACTTATGGCATCCATATTGTTTCTCAGACAAAAACTTGGATATACTGTTTCCGAATCTGATAGTTTCTACAATTGTATTTCGCGAGTTGACTCCAACGTTTTCGCAAACATTTCAACAGAAGATTTGCCTAAAGTGCTGGAATGTTTTGTCATTTTAACATGCTCCTACATTTGCGGATCAGACTCAATAGACATTGATGATGTCTCCGCCGAAGAATCTAAAAAAAAAGTATGCTCTGTTATTACCAAATATCTGATTGCCAATTAATACTAATCATCTGACTCCAATTCATCTACTTCTTTGATGTCTGTTTTTTTTACGTTTCGGTCCAAATACCGATAAATTCGTTTTATATCCAATTTGTTTATTTCATAACTTTCAAATATCGCCTCTATTGAATTCATCGTGGCAACATCATTCATGAAATCCGGATTCTTTTCCAGATAATATATTCGCATCTCCTGGAAAAATGTCATCAAATCCTTCTTATCCATATCCATCTTCTTACATAAATCATAAATGAATTCTATGTTATTGTATTCCGTTGAATACTTCGTCAATACTTTGGTAAATCGGATTTGTTCAGGTTCCACCGCCACCTCATCATCATTCATTATTTTGTGATATATGCGATTGTTATTAAATGTCTTCATCAAACTGCTTATCTCATTGAATTGCCATATCTGATTCTGAAATGTGATGCGATCTATATAATCAGCATAACATACATTGTCCAAGAATTTCAAATAAAATGGAATTGCCGCTTCTTGTTTTTTCGGCAAAACATCTACTATATTTTCGTGTAATAATAGCGCCACCACCGTGCGATCCGTCTCATTCATCAACATGTTGTGTTCATCCATCTTATATGGCTTGGCAATCAATGATTGCGTTATCTTGTTTGTATCTTCATTAAAGGTCTTTACATTTAATATGTTCTTCAGTATTTTTTCATCTATCAATTCCGGTTTTTTATCACAGAGCTTTTGTATGAATCCCAGTTTTCGTAAATCTCCCATAGCATAATTCGCGATTATTTCCTGTTTCTCTATCGGGACTGTTTTGAATATGTCTGAAATAATTGTTTTCATCTGCGGTTGCGTCGGGGTTTTCAACTCAAACACATTACACACTTTCATCAATTCCTTGATCTTCTTGTCTATGTTGTAGTTTCCTATACATATTATCGGATTCAGCGTCATATTCTCCTGCTTCTGTTTCTTTGTCTTCTTCTGTCTTATCAGTTTTATTAGGGCGTTCAATCCGCCTTTGTCGCCACTATTCATTCCGTCTATCTCGTCCATTAATATCGCTATTTTGCGCATCTTCTTATTCATCATGTCCAACACATTACATGATGATATGTTGTTGCTTGCTATTGCGTCTATAAGTGATTTGTTTCGCACGTCGCCTGCGTCATATCTGATCACGTCATAATTGAGTTCTTTTAAAATATTCGTCACGAAAGTGGTTTTTCCCACACCGGATGATCCATATATGTAAAATCCCTTTTTGTAATTTGTGTTTTTATAATGCGTGTCAAAATTTCTTAATATAGATTTGATCTCTTCGGCAGTTCCACATCGGTCACATATATTGTTAAGATTTGCTGTTGTGATATTCAATTCGTTTTTTTTCATTTGATATTATTAGTAGATTGTCTCTATTTACTAATAATTTAGAATTATTATTTGGATCTTTGACGCAAAGATTCTTTACTTTGAGAATGCGCTGAAATCCGCAGTCAATGGTCTGAAATTAGCACCTTTTGACTGTAATGCGCCATTGTATGAATATGTGTCAATCGGCGCGCCGGCTTGCGTTCCCATTGAATATGAATTATTTTGTGTTGCGATTCCCGTATTATTGCGGTTGTATCCATTTTGCTGAGCCCCTTGATATGATTGGGTATATCCAACACGCGATGAATCATTCTTTAACATGTTTGTTAATCCGGATCCTGCCGACCCTAATAAATTTGCCGTTGTGCCTATTGTGCCTCCTACCAAATCAGCCGCCGCACCAACTGTTCCACCAACTAATCCACCCGCCATTCCTACTGTTCCCGCAGCAAGATTTGTTGCTCCGCCTAACACTTTTCCTGTCGTGTCAACAGTCTTTTCTAAAACTGACCCCGTGCTTTTTCCTACTGAGGCCACGGCGCTTGATGGACCTTTCACGTCTGCTACGGAATTATCATCTTTAAATGCCAATGATTTTCCGTCTCCCGATGCTGTTCCTGAACCACCATTTCCTCCGCAACTTGTACAAACATTGCCGGATCCATGTTTACAAGAAGGGCACGCAGGGCATACAGGCGGAACTACCTGGGTTTTTAACATGTAATTTGACCATTTCAAATATTCGTCTAAAATATCATTGTTTGATCCAGATGTGTAATTTACGCTATTGGTCGGAGTTGTAGCTTCGTTTTCCATTGACGCATTTGTGAATCTGTTTATTTTAATCATTAAAACTCCGTCATCAAAATAATTGGCAAATGCCGCCAATACAGTTGTTTTGCCATTTGGCCAATACATAATTGTGTGCTTGCTAATTGGTTCTTGGACAAATATTGGCTTTGTGGCATTTGTCAAATTTGTAATTTTGGATGAATCTGTTGAATTTGTTGCTTTGCTATAATACTTCTTCGTCGGTGTGTTAATTAATCCAACATAACCATTGCTTCTATGATATACAGAAATCATTTTAGATTTTGCCGCTGCCGTTGTTACCGCAGGAACTGTTGTTGCCGCTGCCGTTGTTACCGCAGGAACTGTTGTTGCCGCTGCTGTCGTTGCCGCTGCCGTCGTTGCCGCTGCCGTCGTTGCTCCTGCCGTTGTTGCTCCTGCCGTTGTTGCCGCCGCTGTCGTTGCTGCCGCCGTTGTTGCCGCCGCCGTTGTTGCCACCGCCGTTGTTGCCGCTGCCGTTGTTGCTCCTGCCGTTGTTGCTGAAGGAGCAGTTGTCGGAGCAGATCCAATTCCATTTATTATCAAATTGCCATTTCTCATGTCAAATTTGACATTTTTCATAAACTGAACCACTTTGATCTTGGAATCATATAATGGTTCAACAATAGATGCACTGTCATCTTTGTCTGCTACATATTTCACATATTTTTCCTTTGGCACAACATTAAGAGTTGTTTTGTTGCCAAATTCTTTTTTGTATATATTATTGTTTCCTTCAAAACAATACATTTTGTCAATTATATAAGAATTGGTCGCATCTTCTATGTTCATAATGTAAATGTATGTTAAATTACCCCAAGTAATGTAATTCATTTGCGATCGCATTGCGGTTGACGTGATTACCCATGAAGTAGTTATTTTATCTAATGATTTTTTTGTAATTAGGTCTTTTATGCTGTCTTCAAAATTATTGGTGGGATTGTAAGAAATAACATTGTTTCCACTTCTTGGCATCAGTTTAAGGCGTTTAATTGTATTTGTTGTTGAAATGTTATTTATATCATTGAAAATGACATTGAAAACATTTCCGTTTTCAACATCATAATACAATTCAGTTGACAATCTTGTTAAATTTTTGTAATATTTGTCATAATCGGTCAATGACAGAAATACATTGGTTTCGGCAGTTACTGTTTCAAATCCTTCCGTCAATCCTTTTCCAAATAATGATGCCACTATCAATATTAGTAGTAGCAACAAAAATAACATCAATGGGGTTATCTTAATATCTGTCATTTGTGAATAATATATATTCTATTACGAAAAATAACCCGTTCATTTGATTTAAATATTTAAAATCAAATAAACATTTGCGTTTATTAATATTATAACCATGGAAACAACACCAATTGAAGAGACGCTAAAAATAAAAAAGCCCAAAACTGTTAAACCAAAACCCCCCAAAAAAGAAAAGCCATTATTTAAATCCAATCTTATACCTCTATTGCCATGTCATTCGGATGAAACATCTTTTGAAATCGGCATTGACGAAGCCGGCCGAGGACCCCTCTTCGGCAGGGTTTACGTCGCCGCCGTAGTTTTACCTAAAGATTCCGCCAACTTTCACCACGAATGGATGCGTGACAGCAAAAAAATCAAATCTAAAAAAACGATGACCGATTTGGCCAATTATATTAAACAACATGCCCTCTATTGGGACATTCAATATGCTGAAGCCGCAGAGATTGATCAATCTAATATCCTTGTTTCCGTCATCAATGGCATGCATCGGTGCGTTCAATCTATTGTCGCCAAATTGTCAATTGAAACCGATAAGTCGGCCGGTCTCCTCCTAGTTGACGGCAACTATTTTAAACCTTATGTGAAATACGACGAGGCGTCCGATCAATTCATCAGTTTACAACATCAAACTGTTGAAAAAGGCGATGGTACCTATTCCAGCATCGCCGCCGCCTCTATTTTGGCTAAAGACGCCCGCGACACTTATATTGAAGAATTGTGTAAGGCACATCCTGATTTGTCCTCCAGATATGCCTTGGAAAAAAACATGGGCTACGGCACAAAAGCCCATATTGATGGCATCAAGAGTCACGGCATCACTCAGTGGCACCGAAAAACATTCAATATATGTAGGGGCGAAAAAGAGAATATTGTTGGCTAACGTATTGTACTTTCATTTTTACATCTTTTTATGATAAGGTGTAATATTTTAGCATAATAAATACCAATATCCATGAGACATGCAGACCAGGCAATTTACAAGACGATAGAGTCGCATAAATAAATAATTATATTATAAATGAAAATAAATTTTCAACTAATTACTTTTTTGTTATTGTGTATAATTGCAATCATTGCCTCTATTGCAATTTCAACAACGGAACCTTTTTCAGAACTTAAAAGCAGGGTTGTTTATGTTTTTTGGACAGGAAATAATCCAATGTCTGGAAACCGAAAACAATGTCTGGAAAATTTGAAACAAGTGAGCAAATGCCAAGTGCTGTTAATAACGCCGCAAAATTTGAATCAATATATAATTCAAGAACACCCCTTGCATGAAGCATATGAATATTTGTCTTATACACATCGCGCTGATTATTTGCGCACCTATTTTATGCATTTCCACGGAGGAGGATACAGCGACATTAAAAAAACACCGGCATCGTGGGTTTCCGCATTTGAAGAAATAGAGAACAATGAAAATGTGCATATTAATGGATACCGAGAAAAACAAGCTGGTGATATAGCAAACCCTGATGTTTTGAAAACATATTCCTACGACAAATTCATCGGAAATGGCGCCTATATTGTCCGACCCAACACTGCTTTCACACAACAATGGTATGGTGAAATGATGAAATTGTTGGATTCTAAAATAGAGGGTTTGCGAAAATATCATAAATTGGGTGCAGATAAACACCCGCAGGAATGTAAAGAGATGAATCCGAATTATCCAATTGAATGGAATGAGATGTTGGGCAGAATATTTCACAAAGTGCAGTGTGATCATATTCATAATATTGCGTATTCAGTTCCTTATCCAATTGTAACAGACTATAGGTAAGAAAGCTCGCAATATCAACACAATAATATTAGTTTTATTAATGCTTCATCAATATTTTTTCCAACATATTTTGACTTGTATTCATAATAATTCTGATTAATTAATCTGTCATTATATTCAATCTCTATCGTGTCTATTATCTCTTTTGTTAAATAATATCTATGTTTGTTATTTTTTTTACTTATTCTTGATAAGAATATTCCCTTGTCATTTTTTACTATTTTATTTCCTATAAATGCCTTCTCGTATCTTGAACTATAACTTGAAACATACGCGTTTGATGATATTGTGTTGAATATTATATTCTTTGACGCAGGAATAAGAAATGTAGTTATTTCTCTTGTGATTTCTGTTGGAAGATTTGCTATACTAAAAATCATTGTTGCACTTTATAGTTTATATTTTCTATATCACTTGAATTTACTAAACAAAAAGCGCCATCAATAATTCTTTGCTCGTTTTGCGATATTCAGTTGTGCGATCCATTGTGCTATATCCAAACATGAATGTGTCATCTGATTTGTTGTGGGTAAATCCCAATGCGTATTCCACCGGCTTCCCTTCAAATGTGAAAAACTTGCTCCACCTGGTAACATTTCCCGTCTCTGCGTCTATCGCCACTATTATGTGATAATAATAACGACGATCTTCGTAACTAACGGCATGACATAGGAACCATGTCTCTGCACTTACTCTTATGCCATTTGTGGATCCCCTCAGATTTTTGAAAAATGCCGGTGTCTCTGTTGTCTTTTTGTTAGTCAATGATTTGCCATCAGCGCCAATTCCATATGTTGTCATCGGATACCAATTATATACTATTCTGAGCGTGTCTCTATCGGCCGTCTCATACAACACCCAATTCTTTTCTATATTTGTGATTCCGTCCGTTTTTATTAATACGTGCGACGTCGTGGTTTGCGTTTCCGCGTCTATTTTGCCATATTCAACACACATCAATCCGGGTTCTAATCCACGGTTTGCCGTGAAATATATCTCGTTCTTATGTTCTATAAATCGGACGTCCTCCAATCCAACATACAATCCATCCAATTCTTTATCATAATTCATTTCAAACTCTTTCTCTATCGTCCTCGCAGAATTATCGTAAACAGTTATCGCGTTTTTTGTGATTATTCGGTCCTTGTTTATGTATTCACCCTTCTCGCCAATCTTGTAATTCACATGTCGCACATTTACAATCGTTTTTTTACCTTCATCTAAATGACAAAATGTTGGAGTGCTTTTTGAGAAATCCTTATCTATTGATGTTAGTTCATTATTCACCCTTTGGGTTAATACAAGTGGAGCACCTTTGGTGCTCTGAACCACTTTGTAGAAATCCGGAGGTAATAAACAACTTGTGCCGGTCATGTCTATGTCTTCCCACGCAACTAGTTTTGGCGCGTAAAATTTGTAATTTGCCATCATGTTTTTTATTATGCCGTCTTCAATGGACGGAACTGCCAATACTTTCATACACAAATCTGTCATGTTTATTTTGTCCGGATTACAATAATATCCGGATATTGTGAATTCATAATCTATCTTGTAATCATAGACATCGTTTTGCATAAATAAATGATCTAAGGAATCAGAGATTCCGACGGTTCTTTTGGAATCTAAGGAATCAGAGATTCCGACAATTTCACCCAACCTCTTTTTCGCAATCTTGTAAAATTCATACACCAATTGATGCTTTGATTGCGTCCGATAATAAGCCATTATCTCATATATGTTTTCCAACCTTTTCGGAAACTTGTCATATCCCTCCAACCAATTCGCAATTGCCTTCTCCGGTTCTCCTAGAATCATATGGCATTTTCCAATATTATAATAACTCTCCCATATTTCCTCTATCCAGCCACCAATTTCTATGCGTTTTTTATACGTCTCTATTGCCTTATCTCTCTGACCATTCTCTCTATAACTGTTTGCCAAATAAAATGTGTATCTGTCATTATTTGGCTCATCTTCCAATCCCTTTAATAGTAGGCGGATATCGCGCTCAAATTTATCCGCTTTTGCGCCTCCGTCGCCAACATCATTTATAAATAATATGTTTTTCTCTATTGATGAATATTTGGATCCATGCGGCATCTTTACATATTCGTGCGTGACCCCCCAATAAGTCGCACCAATGTTGTTCTTTACTATTCTTACATTTTTGTAGGACAATTTTGACGATCCTTGTAAAATATAATATGCATGACTTCTATCCAATCCCTTTTTAAAATCTTCCAAATTGAAATCCGCGCCCTTTTCCAAAATCATGTCCGCGTCCATCAATAAAATGTAATCTGCCAATGGCTCTCCTTGACACGCCAATAGAGAATGTGCGCGATTGTATCCAAAATCCTTAAATGGTTCAGTGATCACTTTTCCTGGTTTGCCGTTTTTCTTGAAATAGTTCTCTATTATTGTGATAGTATCATCGGTGCTTCCTGTATCACAAATACAATAACTGTCTATTATGTCAACGACTGAATCAAACAGTCGCCTGATGATTTTGCTCTCGTTTTTCACTATCATATTTAAACACAATTTAGGAAGATTGCTTGTCATTCAATTTTAATTAATCTATATTTACAGTAACATTTAAATTGTTTTATCTGTCTTTACAATATATTGTTCATGGCATCTACTAGAATTTTTGACGATAGAGGACGAATTGAAAAACGTAACGCAATTGATACCTTTTCCGGAAGACACACTTTAGATGTTCCCGGCAATGGCGTAAATATGCCTTTTAATAATGATCCGCATGTTCGCATCCAAAAATGGGGCGCCAATTTTTGCTCTAATATGATGGACATTAATAGTGATTTAAGAGGTCTGTCTCGGCCTCTTATCCGTGATCATGTTCAAGCGAATGATTATAAAAAACATGCCACCGTTCCCATGTTGAACGCAACCATTAAAGAAACTATTGATTATGTTACCGACGAATCTCGTGCGACTCATCCAGCGTGGACTTATCGCGAAGTTGAAAACAATAGATGGGAACCGCCGCAAATTAACCCCATTGACACCACCTTTTTGAATAAACCTTTTTATGAAAACTTGAACACACGCATTTTAGAAAAAGATTACTTTAAAGATAAGTATTCTCGTGGTTCCATCGGAAATGGAGACCCCATCCCCTATAATAAATAAATTGTTTGACACAATAGAATCGTCATTAGAATTATATATTTTTAATATTATATATAAAACTATGGAATTAGCTATACCTTTAGTTGCTCTTGGAAGTCTTTATATTGTGTCTAATCAAGCCGCAAAATCTAAAAAATGTGGATCTGAAGGATTTTCTAGTAAATTGCCAAATGTGGATGTGCCCGATCGCAATTATCCTCCATCCACCTCTTATAATGGCGAAGGTGATGTTACTGCCCAGACTTCTGTATTGAACCGATATGACGGCACCTCCGCTTATACTGATAAATACTTCAACCCCGCTGCTAAAAATTCACTTGTATCCGAATCAGTCAACGCAAATAAAAATCAATATAAAAGTTTGGCCGGAGAACAGGTTGAGTCTGACTATTTTAAACACAATAACATGATGCCTTTCTTCGGCGGAAAGGTGAGATCATCTAGCGATGGCAAAAATAATGAAGCCATCCTTGATAATTATTTAGGAACCGGTTCCACACAAATTGTCAAATCTGAACAGTCGCCGCTTTTTTCACCCAATGAAAAAATAGAAAATCCTTACGGTGCGCCCAACATGAATGATTTCTACCAATCTCGTGTCAACCCTAGTTTGCGCATGAATGGTGTTAAACCATTTCAAGAAGAACAAGTCGGTCCTGGTCTTGGTCTAGGTGCTAATCAAAATACAGGGTCGGGCGGCTACAACTCCGGCAATCTTAGTCGTGAAACATGGCTACCCAAAACGGTTGATGACTTGCGAACGGCCAATAACAAAAAGGCAACGGATACCATGTTTTTGGGTCACGAAGGTCCCGCCAAAAGCCGTATCACCAATGTCGGCATTTTAGGCGCTTATCAGAAAAATCGCCCGGAAACCTCATTTGAATGGGGTCAAGACCGACTTTTCACCACCACCGGTGTAGGCAAGGGTCAAACGTCTCATGCTATTCCTGTTGAGCGTCATGTGAATCGTCCCGATACAACTGTTGAATATGAAGGTGTCGCGCAAAGCTTACACGCTGTGCCTATTAATCCTGGTGAGATTTTACCTAGTCATCGCACTGAAAATGGACAGACGCAATTGGGTGTTGCTAATGCCAATGGCCGCGGGTTTGCCAGTGAGGGTGATTACGGTTCCAAATCCAATCAACTTTACATGAATAACCGTTCTTATGTCTCGCAATCCGACGACAATGGATATTTTGGTTCCGTTAAAAGTGGTTTAGGCGCCGTTGTGGCACCTCTTCTTGAAATCATGAGACCATCTAGAAAACAAAACGTGGTTGGTAATATGCGTGTGTATGGTGACGCGAAGTCTGCCGTGTCTCAGGGTCATTTGTATAACCCCAATGACGCGCCTGCTCACACTATGCGTGAAACTACTGAGGAATCGGTGAATCATCTTAATGTTAATAGAGGCCAAGTCAATAATGGTTATTTGGCGACTCCTTACCAAGTTGTTCCGCAACAACGTGACACCTCAACCACCTCGTACATTGGAGGCGGAGGATATGCCAACTCGGCGCTTAGACCCTATGACGCAGAGTTGTCGCATAAACCCAGTGATATTAAGGCCTCCACTATTAATGGTCGTTTTGGCAATTCCAATATGAAATTGTTCAATGGTGATACCAATTATCAAGGCAAAGCCAAAGATATTGACATGATTAATAACCGTTCATTGATGCCCAAAATGCCTTCGCAAAATCAACGACTTACTGATTTTGGCGAAATGAATTACAAGTCGCAACAATTGAACACCAATATTCAAATGGATCGCAATACTCCAGATTTATATTCTGCTTTGAATCAGAACCCTTATGCGCTTAAACGCACTTATACGGCTTAAATAAATGTATAGAGTATTGTTTTACATAATACTCTATAATTATAGTGCAATAATATATAATATATATTAAATGAGTTTTACAAATAAAAAAACAAAAACTGTTGAACAATTGCTAATGCAAGCAATTAATGGACATAAATTGAAAGCTGTTGAAAAAATAGTAGAAGCAAACCCAGCAATTGTTAATATTCAAAACAGTGCAGGTGAAACACCTTTGTATTTGGCTGTGCTACAAGAAAATATAGAAATTTCTAAATATTTAATAGACAATGGAGCAGATATTGATCATGTAAATGAAAAAGAGGGTTGGACCATTTTACACTTGGCGTGTCACCTAAAAAATGTGGAAATTGTTGAATTGTTGTTAGATAATGACGCTAGTATAATGACATGGGATTTAAAGTTTGCCACCCCTTTATATTTAGTATGTGAAAGTGGCACCCATAATGAAGGAGCATTAGAGATAATAGATGCTTTACTTGACGCAGCAGAAGAAATTGACGCAATAGATGAATACATCAATAAAAAGGCGGAAGATGGTTATTTTCCTTTATATATTGCGTGCAAGAATGGTCATAATGATATTGTCAAACTATTATTAGAAAGAGGCGCAGATGAATTGGAAGAGATTGATGATGGAACTACATCATTATTGATTGCCGTGAAAGAAAATAATAATGGAAGTCATTTAGCAGTAATTGAAACTCTTTTGATTTATGAAGCTTATGATGTAGATGCGGATGAAGAGAACGTTGTGTTGAATTATGCGCAACAAAAGGGCGACGTTGAAGTTATTGATTTATTAATGCGGTATGCTCCAGATAGTCCGAGTCTTAGTTCAAGTTTGAGCAGAAGCAGCAGAAGCAGCAGAAGTAGTAGAAGCAGTAGAAGCAGGTTTTCTGTTGGTGAAGTGAAACCCGCAAAACTTAAGGTTGTCAGAATGAAAAAACGTAAAATACCAGAAACCGCTGAAGATATTATAAATATAGATAATGTGAATATTGCCGAATTTTTGGCGGAAAGTGATCAAAACAAGATCATTAAAGTGGGCAATTCTTTCTACGCAATTGGCGGCGAAGGTATCAAAAGTCATTTTTTGACCGGAACAGACAAAAATAATTACATATACTATCCTTGTAAACAAGCACTGCCGCCTCCTGCTCTTGGCATTGGAAAACATAATGTTTACATGGATAAACCATTGTTTTCAACAAGTTATTTGGCGCCACTTGCCGATTTTGTTTTATTAAGCGAAGTGATTGCGATGTTGGAGTCTAAAAATAAATATTTTGAAATTATCACAACTGGCACAAGTGTTAAAGATATTCCGGCAACAGCATCAGCACAAATGTTTACATCAAATGCGAATGCGGTCGGCGCAAATCACTGTCAAGAAGGCAAGGCATCAAAAATATTCAAAATAAAAATTATTAAAATTATTAAAATTAAACAAAAACAAATTACAAAACGGACCAAAAAAACGGCCAAAAATGCCACGCGTGCCAAGAGAAGACGTCGTCGTCGTCTTTAAATAATGTAATTTATATTGATATAGAATATTGTTTTAATAATACTCTATAATGGATTTTTTAAAGAAGGGATTGAGCACTATTGAAAATGCCATTGAGATTAACGCGCTTAAAGACAATAGAGCGGACCTCATGGACAAGAGATCGGCTTTGGAAGATAAGATTAAAAAATACGATTGTCAAATTGAATTGAAGAAAGTCATTGAGATGAATATCCAATCAAATGCCATAACCATGACAAGCATCAAACAACAGTTTTTTGTTGATAATGTTGAATTCTCCGATAGTTGCACTGTTGAGGAATTTTCCAATAAATATAAGAATCCTTTTTTTATTAATTTGTTCCAACTTTATAATAACTTATTAGTTTCGCAAAGGGTTTTACAAACTTCATTGGATGAAGTCAGTTCTTTCATAAATATTGACAAGGCCGTTTATCAAACAAAAAAAGAAGAACTTGACGCGCAAATAGAAAAGGTCAACGCAAAATTAAAAAAGGTTAGAACTAAACAATTCAAAAATTAATTTATTTATGTTTTAATATTATATATTATGTCGTTTAGGAGAATACAATCACAAACTACGAATAGAAATGTTTATTTAGAAAATCGTCTTAACAACTTCACAAAACCTCCCATGCACGAAGGTGATCTTTATGTTGAGAGAGATGCGACTGTATATGGCAATTTATCTGTTGGCAAAGATTTACACTCTACCAATTTTTACGCCACCGGAAACTATTATTTGGACAAGTTTGTTCTTATTCCCGCCGGAACTATTATTATGTCTGCTGCCGTAACTGAACCTGGTGGATGGCTTGACTGTAATGGACGAATATTTGCAAAAGGCACAATTGGATCCACTTATTATGATTTGTTTTTGGCCATTGGATACACTTATAGCACAGTTGGCATATCCGGTGAAATTTTCAAAATTCCTGATATGAGAGGCCGCGTTGGTGTTGGATTGGGACAAGGCGCTGGATTAACCGACCGACCTTTGGCTGATATTTCTGGTGCGGAGACACACACACTCACCGAGGCACAAATGCCGAATCATAGTCATAGCTCTAACGCAGTTGGTGGTCCTGCAAATCCTGGTTTGGCTCAACGCACTGGTTTAGCCGACACGCAATCTAGTACTTTAGATGCCACTCCTGCTGAGATTAGCAGCACATCAACTTTGGCTTTGGTCATTGATTCTGTTGGCGGCGGATCGCCTCACAACAATATGCAACCTTATGTGGTTTTGCGGTATTTGATTAAATACTAAATGAAAAAACCCATAACGCAATTTATTATATGAATTCCAAATTCATTCATATGATATTATTTTCACGTCGTCCAAGCCCAACATCTCTATTCCACGCGTCCAATCTCCCAAAATCATAATTGATTCCACATGTCTGTTCTTTTCCTCTATCGGCATCATGATCTTCTGTGTTTTTCCATCATAATCTTCCGGGAATCTTATTTTGACATCGCCTTTGTCTGTTTTTATTATGATCGCCGCGTCTTTCACATTTTTATTGATTTTTGTGAAATCACCCATGAAACTTGTCATCGTGAATGATATGAAATACCTCTTTTTAGGATCTAAAAACACATTCTCTATCGCCGGCGATTTGAAATACCACAGATTCTTGTCGTCTTTGAATTTATAATCCACATTTATCAAATCGTCCTTGCCAGTTATGTATTGAGACATGTCCTTGATGTTGTATCGGGCGTGATCGCTTGGATCGCGAGGCGATATTTGTTTGTTTCCTACGATTTCCCACCCTTCATTATCAAGGGTGAACTTATATTCTATTAAGAGGTTTCTATTGGCGTTTGCCGCAACGAATAAACAAATGATTACGATTGTGATTAATTTGTACATTTTATATTTTTTGATGTGGCATCGGGCGCGATTTTCAAAGTCAATTTTTCTCCTCTATTGTATAATGATACTTGTAATATATTTTGACGAATGGTATTTAAAAGAAGAATTGAAGAAAACTCTTGTTAAAAGAATGATAAAACATGACATACAATTTGTGTGTGTTTATTATTCTGATTTAGAAAACTTTCTTTTGACCAATAAAGAAAAAGTGGATTTGATATTTTTATCCGGATCCGCCAATCGCATTTTAAGAGACGGCGACAAATTTCCTTTAATTGATGTTTTGATGAAGAAAAAAATAAGAATCGTTGGAACCTGTTTTGGATTTCAGCTCCTGGCACACAAATCTGGCGGCAAGATAGAGGAAGGCCGATTGGTCAATGGAATTAGACAAATTGAATTTGTTGATGATAAATCTCCCACAGACAAAGTTCATTTTAATTATCATGATCGCATCAAGGAATTGACAAATAAATGGACGGTTGTAAGTAGGAGAGCAGACACGATTACTAACGCCACCACTAATAAATGGATAGGGTATTTGTTTCATCCGGAAAAATCGGATAAGGATTTTGATAAGTATTTATTGCCGATTTTTAAGGGAACGGTTTGATTTCTTTTGGGATCTGTGTTTGGATCTTTGTTTTTTGCGTTTTGTTTTTGATGTTTTTCTGTATTTTTTTCCACCTTTGCCAGATGCCCTTCCTACACTTTCATAATCACTTAACATTCTTTCAAATAATATTCCAATTGGTTCAGTTCTGTTTGATGAAATATTAGTTGCGTCAGCAAAATCTGTAATTACATAAACCTGAGAATTTAATTTGTCCGTATTATTATTTAATAGAGTTGATTTCATTTGACCATTATTTGAATCCTCGTTCCTTGAATACGTAACATCACTGCCTTCTGAATATGTAACATCATTATATAATGCTGAATAATCATACAATAATGCATAATAATAAGAATTATCTAAAGTAATATCAGTAATGACATTTATATTAAAATGCACTACTGAGATCCCAGTAAGAATTGCGAATGATTTTAAAAGATCAAAACTAATTTCTCTAAAATTATTATTTTGAAAGTTATAAATTTCTGAAACATATTCTTTTTCTATACCCTGATCCAATAGCTTAAATGAAATGAAAAAAAATCTAACATCTCTCCCATACAGTGGCGGAACACTCGGAGGAGATTTAAGAATAAATTTTCTACTTTTTAAAAAATCTGAAATTGTCATAAGTTCAAGTTTTCCAGATAAAATAAATTGAATGCTTTTGCTTTTTCTAAATGTAAAATTTAATTTGAAACTTTTAGCATCGTCATCCTCATTTATATTAGCATCGGCATCATTGTCATCCTCATTTATATTAGCATCGGCATCCTCATCAACAAGCACACTTATATTTCTAAACACTTTACTCTTCAAAAATTTTATTATTTGCTCTGGAGCAACCCCGGCTCTTCTTAATCTGTGTGCGGTTTTTTGAATTTCATTTTGTTCATTTCTTTTAAATGTTTCAACCCCAAGTGGGCTCCTACCCATAATTCCTTTGTTACTTCTTGTTGCATTTGATCGTAATCCAGATGCTTTTTTAGATTTTTCTGGAAAATTATTATTTTCTTTTGTTAATGTAGTCATTTTTTCAAAAATACTAGGATTTGATAAAAGATTTGAAGCAAGACTTTTGTATTCATCTGTTTTTTCACTCATTTATTAAAACTCTATAAAATACACCCACATATTAATCCAATCTAAACTTCAAAATCACAATCCACGTCATAAGATTCCTTGAACTTTTCTATGAAAATTTCTTTACATTTTATCGCATTAAACAATTCAAATCTCTTTTCAAACAATTCATCTAAAATGTCTCTATTGGTGATATTGTCTCCGCGAATTTTTACATAAGTCTTTTCCGCAATCTTTACTATTATTTGTCGTTTATAAGTTATCACATCATCCAATTTCCACATTGGAATATTTATTGTGAATTTTGTCTCTTCCATTTCCGTATATAATGTTATCTCCAACTTTCCAAATCTATTTTGTAAACAATGTAAGTAGCGAAATAAATATATTAACGCAAGTCAAATAATTCAACGTATCCATGTCATACTTTGCTAAATTTAAATCTTTTTTTATTTCGTCTATTCTACATTTATCGGAGAAACGTCTCTTCATTGGCATAGGGATTTTTACAATTCTCTTGAAAGATCTGGCAAACATTTGAATATATAATTTACAAATTCATATATGGTTTTGACATGTATAATACCAGTATTGAATGGAAATTTTAAAAAAATTCAAAAAACCCGACAAGGATTTTCTAAAGGACAAAGAATGCTTAATATGTCTTGAATCCATAGATCCAACAAAAAGTCGGATGCTTGCTTCGCAATTGGATCTTGAAATTGTTAAAATAGAAGATCTCGTAAAACTTCCATGTGAATGCGCCAACTCGGCTTATCACATCGGCTGTATATTACTATTATTAAACTCCGGTCAAAATAAGAACTTTTGCCCTCATTGTAAAAGTTTTTATCAACTGCTATACCCGATCCTTATGAGAGATTCTCGCGCAGAAATAGAAAACGCACATATACAAATCCGAACATTTGCGCATATAATGTTGTTTCACCTTTTGTCAAATTCAATCATGAATGGCATCAATATATTTGCGGCTAAAAGCAACGTTGCCGGCAATAAAAACGACATGTTTCAAGTATTGATATTGTTCTATATTTTGAAAATTTTCTTCAATTATTTAATTCTGGTATATTCAAAGAACAATCTTGATAAAATAGAAACATTATTGGTTTATAGCTATGTCTTTCAATCAGTGTTGTTTGTGACCATGATTTATACATTGACCGTCATAGAAGATGATTATCGTTCCAGCATTTTAATTATAAATAATATAATGTGTGTGGTTGTGGATATTTGTTTCCGAATTTATATGGAACAAAGATTTGCTGCGGTAGAATAGCATGATATTTGTTTTGACAACGGCAACGGGGATATTAAGGATAATATTTGCGCTAATATGCCATAATATTTATAGTCACATATTTCTATAATGGAAAATATTGTTTTACAAATGATGAATTTTCAACATTTCTATAAAATAAAAGGCGCTTGCGCCACCAACGCAAAATGTATGAGCGACTATTTGAAAAAAACATATCCCGACAAAAAAATAGAGGTCTATCCTGCGATCGTGACCTCAGATGAGGGAGTCCGGGTTCATCTCATTATTTTAGCCGATGAAGCATTAATTGATTCTTCCTACGATGTATTTTCTCTAGAAAATAAGAAATATTATTTGAATATTAAGGAGTTTGTGGACGCCATAGAGAACCCAGCGGATAAACAAAATGAACTGAAAAGTCTTGGTAAAGATTTCATGAAATATCTGGACTGCGCCAATGAAATTAATTCAGGTATATTTGAAAATTTTAATTCCGAATTATACAACAAACAAACCGAATATGTGAATTTAAAGTTGTTGACATTGGCTTAATTATTTGTTTCTTAATTTTTGAATCATGACACATATGTTCAATCCTATTAAAAATGCCGACGCGAATCCAACAAATATTGCTACTTTATCTATCATTCCTATACTATATTATTGACAAATTCCATATGTTATTTTCATTTATTTTTATATTCACGCAAATATAAAAATACCAAGCCTCCTTTGGGGATTGAACCCAAGACCTTTTCATTACAAGTGAAATGCTCTACCACTGAGCTAAAGAGGCACCCAATATATTATTCGGATTTTCTCTAAGTAGTTTTTTTGTCAAATAAAAAAACATTTGTTGATTGATTGATAATATTATTTACTCGTCTCATGCCATTCTGTTTACTCAGTAAGCAACCTCGGAACACAATTGATTGTCTGTAATTCGTGTGCCAACAGTTTGAAAGCATAAGGTATCTCAACATATGCGAAGTCTGTCGTATTATTACATATTGCGCACTGATGTACTGTGAAATTGGATTTCTGCATCGCGAATCCCTTATCATTGTACTGCGCGATCATTCCGCACTTTTTACAAACATGAACACTGTATTTATCCGACACATCGTACAATCTCTCTCGGCAAAATCGGCTTACACCGTGTGCCAATAGACCGTCCTTCTCCATTTCACCCATTCTAAATCCACCATCACGCGCTCGGCCTTCGGCCGGTTGTCTGGTCAAATTCACCATCGGCCCGATTGATCTGCTATGCTGCTTGTCATTCACCATGTGCTTCAACCTCTGGTAAAACACCGGCCCAATAAACACATTGGTCTCAAACTGCTCTCCCGTCAGACCATTGTACATGACTTCGTTTCCATAACTCTCATATCCGACTTTCTGTAATTCCGCAGCAATCGTCTTTACGTCCAAATCGCCAAAACTGGTGCCGTCTCCAAACATTCCCAATTCTATCAAAACTTTTCCTAGAATTGTCTCCTTCAATTGTCCAATCGTCATTCTGGAAGGGATCGCATGAGGGTTTATAATAATGTCCGGTCTCAATCCGTTTTTAGTATAAGGCATGTCGCACTCAGGAATGATATTTCCCACAGTGCCCTTCTGCCCATGTCTAGAGCTGAATTTATCTCCAAAAACTGGCTTTCTGAATATACGAGCGCGGACTTTGGCGGTGTTGTATCCTTCACCGTTTCTTCCTACATAATTCTTGTCAATATATGTCTCCTCGGTCGTTCTATAACACTTGCTCTGGTCTTCAAACTTGATTACTTTTGTAGGATCATTGCGGTTCTCCTTGATGTGAACCACCTTCGCCATTATCACGTCGCGGTCATTGATCATCGTGTTCTCCGCCACAAATCCGTCGCTGCCAATCTTGTCGTAATTTCCATATTTCACTCCCTTCGTCTTTGTAGGGTCGGGACGACATCTACTCACAAACCTTGTGATATTCTTGTCCTCGTCCTTCTCCGTGTGATAAATCGTGGTTAAGAACATGCCGCGATCAATAGACCCCTTGTTGATTAATACACTGTCTTCCTGATTATAACCAGTGTGTGACATAATTGCCACATGAATCTGCTGTCCAGAAGGGATCTTTACCAAATCCAACCAATTCATCAAGCGGGTGTCAACCAGGGGTCTTGAAGGATAAGTCAAAACATAGGCTGTCTTGTCAAATCGCTGGTCAAAGTTGGTCGCATACATTCCCATGGCTTGTTTGCCCTGCGCCGACTGATAAGTGTTTCTGGGTGCCTGGTTGTGCTCGGGGAATGGAATACACGATGCTAATACTCCGAAAATGGTGCTCGGATGTATCTCGCAATGCGTGAATGGCAATTTCATATTTCTCTGAACATATGAATCCTTGGACTTCAATGCGATCAATGCCATATTTTGCTCATCCGGATCAATATACTCTATCACCGACGTCTCCAAACGGCAATTGGTAAGCAAATCGTTCCAAGACAATTCGCCGTCATTCAATCCAGTAATAATCTCGGGTGTGATCAAGGCTTGTCTAGTCTTTTGATTGACTCGCAACAAGGGTCTCGTCATTCGGCCGCCGTCATTACATATGCGGATCTCCATCATCTTACAATCAAACACAATGGATGTGTAAATGTTGATGATTCCCTTGTACTTCTTCTCCTTCATTTCATTATACAATTCCATTGGCTCGTCTGTTACGCCCACCCAACAACCATTTACAAATACTTTGACTTTATCAAATGTGCTAATTGGTGAGGCGTCATTGACTGCTAATATATGAGGGGCAACATAAGTGTACAACGACGCACTGTTCGTGGCAATCGTCAAATGTGTCAATTGACTAATATTCTTGACTAATCCAATGGACTGGCCTTCTGGGGTTTCCGCAGGACATAAGAACCCCCAGGTTGTGCCGTGTAACTTTCTGGGATCTATTAATTCGCCGCTCTTGTCAATGGGAGTATTAACTCGGCGCATATGACTTAGTGTGGCGGCCGTGGTCAATCGGTTCACCACTTGGGCAACACCAACCTTGCTGCTATTGCTATGTTTGATGCTGAAATCGCCGGTTGACAGTGCGCGGTTAATGCCGGTCTCTATTGTGGTTGATTTGATCAACTTACATATGTTTGCCATGTTTATGATATTCTCATAATCATCGCTGGACTTCCATGATCCGCTGTTCACTTCCTTCAATATATTCTTCTGCATCTCTTTAACAAGCTTGTTGAAATAGTTTCGGAACAAATTGTTTAATAATGTTCCTGTCATGTCTATTCTCTTGTTGACATAGGAATCACGATCGCTCGCGGGCATCCATCCTAACGCGGTCTGTATCAATCGGTTTGTCATGTATCCCAAGAAATACAACTTCTGCTTAAGTGTCTGACAATGAGGGAACAAATCATTGTTTAATACCTCTACCGCAAAATCGCGTTTCTTCCTTGATCCAGTCTCCTTGTCCATATTCATCGGAGTGTAGGCCACATATGACGTTATGTGCTTCAGTGCGTCCTCCTTTGACATATACTTGTTCGCCTCAATAATAGATGCGTTCAAATATTCTAATAAATCCGCGTGTCTCTCGTTTTTCTCATCTAGCAATATGTATGAGCAGATCTCGCGATCGGATGTGACGCCCAATGCGCGAAATAGCACAAAGAGATCTATGGATTCTCTCACGCGAGGAATAACGATTTTCAACGGATGACCATAACCATTGTTTTTGCTTGCCACTTCTATTTCAACTTGCTTTGGTGATATACATTTGTAATCTGGAACCGATTTGATTTCGGCATACCAAATACACTTTGATGCGTTTTTGCCGTCGTAGCAATATACTACGTTCTGTGCCGCGCGCTCTTGTTGTAATACTGTCTTCTCGGATCCCTTGATGATGAAATACCCGCCGTGGTCAAATGCGCATTCGCCGACGGATACAGGATTAATATGATTGTTTTGTGTTAAAACACAAATGGACGATTTTACCATGATTGGCATCTTTCCAATGCTGATCTTAGGAATCAGTTTGTGTATGCTTCGTGGCTGATCCATGTTCTCGGTGTCTCTCACAATGTATTCAATGCGCGCATCAATGGTCATGTTGGACGCATATGTGAAATTGCGCACCTTGGCCTCCATGGGCAACATGGTCTTTGTGGCGCCGTTGTTCTCGTAGATTTGAGGAGGATAAATCTTCAAATTCTCAAATAGGATTTTAATCTCCAATGTGTGTGCCTCCTTTTTAGCTATGTAATCCTTGTCGGATCTTATCATGACAGGATTAAACATCTCTATTGTGCGCTTCATGTCGTAATTCACAAAATGGTTGTATGATTCCAATTGATGACGCACCAGTCTAGATGAATGCTGGCCGCTAAAATAAGATTCTATGATCTTGAATGCCTCCGTGTTGTAATTCTCTATGTGTCCTAATATGTCCTTTTCAGGATTTAATTGATTTTCTGCTACCATGTTCTTGATTTCTTTTTCTATTTCAGTTTCTTTCATTACGATTTCTTCTAGACATTTAGTCTCTTCATTCTTTGATATTTCTTTGGGCTTCTTCTTATAAGCTCTCTTAGGTTTAATGTTGGATAATTCAGTTGCTAACATTTTAAATTGGGGTTCTTGTGTTTGCATTCTCTTACTAATCATTCAAACTGATCAATTTTTTAAATTGTTTTTAATTGTTTTCAAATCATAGATTGAAAACAATCATTTCAAATAGTGCATTCCTAAATGTTTTTGCGAGTGCGTCGTCGGAGTTTCCTGCCTCCTTTCTTAGACTTTGAGTAACTTGGTGATTTTTGAAATAACATGCCATCGTCTTCAAACGCTTTTAAATATTGTTTTTTAAATTCTTTTTTTTCATTTGCGGGCAAACTTGAATAAATTGATAAATAATTTTCTAATGTCAATTTTGGCAAATCATTTATGCCGGTTACTCCATTTGTCTTTAAAAACGGCGTCAAAGACATTTTACTATGTCCTTTTAAATTGTTAAAAAAATCATTCAAAGGACCCAAATTGGATCCTTCTTTGCGTGTTGGCGTGCTTGAGAATCTTTTGCTCATTGTATTATATTATTTGCTTATATTTTATTGCTATTGTGATTTAATTAAAACTGCTACATTATAAATTATATAAAAATATAATCTATAGTTTCTCTATCGCTCATGAAAAAAAACACCGAACCCATTTCCTCTGAAAAATGCGCGTCCTTCGTTTCTTTCATGAATAACTATCGTCAAAAAAACTACTTGTCTCATTCCGATCTTTTCCACATTATCAGTCTTACCTCCTACAATTTTAATAACAACAACCATGGAGTTAAAGGTGTTGACGCAACCAATTTTAATTCTTCCTATGACGCTTGGCAAAAAAATCACGAGGTTGAAATAGACATAAAAAATGACGACAATAAACCTATAATTCAAATTGACTTTTCTTTGAATTCTCTATCGGATCTCATTTCAATCGTTGACAAATTTCCGTTGAAATCCGACTCAAAATATAATGTTGATCTCAAGCTCCTCAATTCTATTTGTCCGGAATTGAAAGAACTCAATTCTATGGTCGGCATCTCTAATCTTAAATGCGCCATCATGGATCAACTTCTCTATTATTTACAGGGATTTCATCTACACGGCTCCGCGGATGATTATAAACACATTGTATTGTATGGCCCACCCGGATCTGGCAAAACCGAAATTGCCAAAATCATCGGACGCATGTATTCCAAAATGGGTGTCATTAAAAAACCAAAACCGTCTTCTACAGAATCTGATAAAAAAACAGGGGTCACTGCCTTTAAAAAAATCACCCGCACGGATTTGGTTGCAGGGTATTTGGGACAGACTGCCATTAAGACCAAGGCGGTTATTAATGAATGTTTAGGCGGCGTGATTTTCTTGGACGAGGCTTATTCACTGGGTCATAAAGAGGGTTCTGATAGTTTCTCCAAAGAATGTGCGGATACCTTGTGCGAAGCTTTAAGCGATAATAGAGAAAATCTCATGTTTATTATTGCAGGGTACGAAAAAGAATTGGAGAATAATTTCTTTGCTTTGAATCAAGGGTTGGAATCTAGGTTTGTTTGGAGGTTTAAAATAGACAATTATACGCATAAGGATTTGTGGCAAATATTCCAACTTAAAGTTTCCATTCTAGGCGTTAGTCAAAAGACAATTGTTGAAGGTTGGACCATGGACGCCGATTTAATAAAAAATGGTGAAGATTGGTTTAAGAAAAAACACGATTCTCTATCTGGGCTTGGAAGAGATGTGGATACGCTTTTGTTCAAAACAAAGATCGCGCACAGCCGACGAATGTATGGTAAGATGCCGGATATCAAATGCCAGATTGGAATGGCCGATTTGAATGCCGGTTATGACATGTTTATGAAAAGCAAATCCTCCACGGCTGAATTAGATAAAAGAGAACGCAAACGCATCGCGGAATCTTTGTATATTTAGTATATATATTGAAATGTCAGTTGAAAAACAAAGTTGGCTTGGTAATCTTGGATCCAATATTGCAAAAAGATTTAAACCCGAACCCAAACCTGAAGTTGAATTTTATGAACCTGAACCTGAACCCGATCCGGAAATTCAAGAAACGTTGTCTGAACCCGATCCGGAAATTCAAGAAATCAGCAGTTGTCCAGATAAATTAATAAAAAGGTTTGAAGCAATTGTGGAGAAATATAAATATACACACGCAAAAGATTTTTTAACTATAAAAAACTTTCCAAGAATATTATATGAGACTAATGGCATAAAACATCGGTATCATAAATATATTTACTATTATGATGAAGATGATGAAGATGATGAAGGGACGGTAGAACATGTATATTATATCAACGCCACTGAGAATGAAAAAAAATATCCGGCCCTTATGGAGTATGCTGATGCAACTAGAATTGTAAGAATCATTAGCGAAACGATTAATGATCCTAAATTTATTGATAAATTAGATGATGATAGTTTTGCTAATAGTTTTGCTGAATTCGTTTATGCATTAATTTTACTAAATCCATATAACCATGCGGCTCTAGAAATAAAAAAACCCCAAAAAAAGTTATTACAAAAAATGTGTCAGGCTTATGATTATGTTAAAGAAGGAAAAAAAAAAGTACCACCAACACCTTATAAAGACATAATTACACAAATAATGGGACCTGAAATTAAAAAAACTGGAGGCGCAAAACGAAAATCCAAGAAAAGGTCTAAGAAACACAGAAAGACCAAAAGGCGTCGCCATACTCGGAGATAATCTGAGTTCTAACAAACATGTTGATATAATTAATATATCAACATTCACAATAATAAAAAATATTTTAAGCAATAATTATATATTTCATAGTCAAATGTGAGACAACTCTTATTTACATTGTTGTAGGACATGAGAAACATTTTTTATAATTTATCTATTTTATTTATAAAAATAAAGCAACGTTTAATTTTCACACTGATCTTTAGCAATTTTATAAACGCAATCGTTTCAACTAAAATAACATGTTGTAACATAGATTATATAGCATTATAATCTATGTCTGAAGGCGGAGAAAAAAAAAAGATATTTATTAATCCGCATATTTTTAATCCGGATTCATTTACTAGGAAAAAAAAACCAAGACCTGATAAACCTCTTAAAATTAAATCTGTAAAACCCATTTCAGATAAAACGCGGCGCAACCAGATCCTCAAAAAGATTCGCGAAAATCAAGAAAAACAATACAAATCTCTGTTTTCAAATGAAGACAATAGAGAAGTTCCAAAAAAATCTAAAGAAGTTGATCAGTTTGAATCCGATTTTGAAAAGTCTGTGAGTTTTATGAATCAAATTGTAGATTCTAGACCCAAACCATCTATCAACCCACTCAATCAAACCCTTAGGAATAATGACTTCTTTAAACCCGTGGCAATTCCTCGCATTCAATTAGACAATGTATTTAAGTCACCAATCTTACAAGGAGGCGAACCCATACCCAAACAGGTATTCCAATCACCTACATATGGCTGCTTGAAAAATGGCTCGTTGCCCACTTACAGATCTCTTCATAATACCACTGTCAAAAATGTTGGAGGAGGAGGATCCATTCAGTCCCACACTAATGTAGACAAAAATTTGTCAAATTTAATACCAGTAAATTTTTCTGACGGAACAACGCAACCTATAGTTAGTTCTCTTTCACAAAATGTAGGCAATAACCTTTCACAACCTGTAGGCAATAACCTTTCACAAAGTGTAGGCAATAACCTTTCACAAAGTGTAGGCAATAACCTTTCACAAAGTGTTGGCCGAATTAAAAGTCCCGAGGAAATGGAACTTATGCGCAAATTACACGAACAAAAGAAAGAAGCCGAAAAACCCAAACCAAAATTAGTTCAGAAAAAAATCAGAAAACTATTGCGAAGAACCTTCTATCTAGGAAAAGACAAATATAAACCCAGAGTCGGCGTTCTATTGCCCAATCGCACAATTCGCAATAATGTCACTACCAAATCTTTCATGATTAAACAAAAACCCATCTCGGAAATTCGCAAATTTTTATTAAACAAAGGTTTCATTAAAGTTGGATCCACAGCACCCACCGATGTTTTGCGCAAAATTTACGAAAGTATCGTCCTCATTGATGGAGAAGTAAAAAATCATAACCCAGATAACCTTCTTTATAATTTTTTCAATGACAATCCCAAATAAAATCTCTTCATGCCGTTTTCAAATATTTAGTTTGAAAAATTGATTGAAAGTTTGACGCTTACTTTATCAGCAAACAAAATACAATCGCAAATATGGAAAAGAAACTCAACCTAAAGTCTGAACAATATTTCACCGGTTTCAAAGACGCTGTCCGCGAAAAAATCATTGAACTCGGGTTTGATGAAAAGTCCAAAATCAATGATCTCCTTGAATTTGTCTATGAATATGAAAGACTCACTTTCAGTAAAGATGATCTATCTAAAAGAAAACGCGTCAAGAACTGTATTCCCATGCAGAATCGCTGTAGTGCCAAGCGGGCCAATAATGAACAATGTACCAGGAAGCGCAAGGACGGCTGCGAATTCTGTGGAACTCATGCCAAAGGCGCACCTCACGGATTAGCTGAAGATGAGTGCGCTGTTTGTACTAAACCGGTGGACGTCATCGCCAAAAATATTATGGGTCTCGTCTATTATATTGACAAGTTCATGAATGTCTATAAAACCTCCGACATTCTTGAAGGCAAAGTTGACCCAGAAATCATCGCAAAATGTAAAATAGTAAATGGCGAATATACAATTCCCAAATATGGTTTGGGTGTTAGTGTTTAAACAGATGGCTTATCAATCTTCCGGGAAATTGTTTCTTTAGTAACTTCATCACGATTATTCATTATGAAGCTATTTATCTCTATTGCCTGTGAAATATCACCCTTGTAATATTTTGACAGGATCCCCATCAGATTTTTTTTTGTTATTGGTTTTTTCACAGTTGTCTTGTTGTACATGATCTTGCCACCGGTTATGTCAAATTCATCTATTTGATTTTCTTTCATTGTTGTCAAAAGAGTATCCGATATTTTCTTCTGTTTGGATTTTCTAATTCTCAATTCCTTATTTAATTCGCGAATCTCATTGTCCATCGCTATCCAATCACGAATATTTTGTATCAATTCTGATTTATTTGCCATTTTATATATATTTGTTGTTATTTTTATATTGGTTTCGTGTGTTCTCTATCTCACAATCATTTTCTTCTTAAATATATATATTTGTGAATTCCAATGTTTAGCATGGTAAATAAAAATAATTCTGCTTACATGAATAGCTTGAAAAATATTCCTAATCAAAAACCTGTTCAAATGATGTCATTTCAATCTAGAATGTTTCCGAATCAACGGCAACAATCTCTATCGCAGCCACAACAACCTCTCGTGAAAACATTCGCTGAATCAAACCGACAAAAGGTGAAATGGGGATGGCCCACTTGGAAATTCTTTCATGTCATTGCTCATAAAATTAAACCCGAACATTTTAAACAGGTCCGCAAAGAACTTCTTGATACCATATATTCTATATGTACCACCCTGCCTTGCCCAGTATGTGCTCAACATGCCACGCAATATATGAACGCCATGAATTTTAATAACATTCAAACCAAAGAAGATTTGAAAGATATGCTTTTTTCATTTCACAATTCTGTTAATGCCAGAAAAAATTACAAACCCATGAATAAATCAGAATTGGACGCAACCTATGCCAATTTTAATACGATTGCTGTGGCTCGCGAATTTATGTATTATTATAAAGATCGGCATCGGAGCATGAAATTATTGGCAGATGACATGTTGCGATCTAAGCTGGCAATTAATATCCAAAACTGGTTTAATGACTTTTACAAATACTGTGAACCATAATTATTTTAATATTGTTCCGTTTTTATTTAAAACACATTTGTATTTTTTTGACGTGTTCATGCTACATTTTGTGGTTGCCTTCTTGGGAATCATATGATTTTTCTTTCCGATCATAATTGCCCAGATCGCGCCCATTATCATTCCGATCCCAACTGGAAATATAACTAGACCTCCAATATATTTGAAATTTGTGCTAACGTCAAATGCCAATAATGCCGACAAAACTGATATTAAAATCCAATTTTCACTGAATTGATTAGACGATTTGCGGCCACTCATGCTTAACACCATCAAGAAATATCCAAGAATAAAACTGAACGTATTGGTTCCTAATGGAAAAAGCGTATATGGATTTCCACTCTCGCCAAATTTTAATATCTTGTATTCATTTATTTTATTGACATAATTCGGATCGCTTGGCTTTCCTAGTGAATTTTCCAACATCGTGCGAATGAAAGGAATCTCTCCCACTATAAATGTCACAAAAGAAGACAATAATATTCCCAAAAATACTAGAAATCCTGAAAAATCATTACCCAATAATGAAGATATAATAAAATAAGAAACTAGAATAAATGGAAGTATTTTGTAAATCCATAACATGAAATTGAGAATGTCCATTTTATATTTTACATTCATATTTTATTTGGTCTTCATGCCATTTTCATTTCATTCGCATAAATGTTATTAGACGCTTTTTAATAATATTTATATTCAACTTTCACAAATGGGAATTCCTGCTTACTTTTCTCATATCATTCGTAATCATATGAAAGTTCTTAAATCTTTTTTAAAATTCAGAGAAACCACTCACGTTAACAATCTCTATATGGATTGTAATTCCATTATCTATGACTGCTTGCGAGATCTTGAGAAGAAGGCTGAACTTAAACCTTTATTGGAAGACAATTACCATTTGATTTCACACGCGGTTTGTGTTCGCATTGAACGTTATATAAATGATGTGGGTCCATCTGACACGGTTTATGCGGCTTTTGATGGAATAGCTCCTCTTGGGAAAATGCAGCAGCAACAGTCGCGAAGATATAAATCCGCATTGATGGAACAAATATTTGGAAAACCGGTTTTCAGTACATTACAAATAACTCCCGGAACTGGATTCATGAAATATTTGTCTAAATATGTAAATGATTATTTCAAATCACATTCAAAGGTGATTGTGTCGGCGGCCGATGAGAGAGGCGAAGGCGAACATAAGATTTTTCAATACATTCGTGATCATCCGGAAAAACATCGGACATCAAATACTATTATATATGGATTGGACGCGGACTTGCTTATGTTGTCTATTTTTCATTCCAATAAAGCCAATTTGTTTGTTTATCGTGAGGCGCCTGAGTTTGCTAAAAGTCTCAATGCGGATCTTAACGCAGGCGAAGCATATGTTTTAAATATTTCTGAATTGTGTGTGTCAATATGTATTGACATGGGATTTGGAAATGATATGGCAAATTTACATAGGAGAATTCATGATTATGCGGTTTTGTGTTTTTTGATGGGGAATGATTTTTTGCCTAAGATTCCGTCTCTTAATATTCGCACGAATGGATTACAAATGATAATGGCGGCTTACACTGAAAATGCTTCCAAGAAGGGGTTTTATATAATTGATGAAAATGAGAAGATAAATTGGAAGAATTTTGATAAGATTTTGGAATATTTGGAAAAAAGAGAAGAAGCGAACTTAATTGAAGAGGCGAGGAGAAGAAAAAATTACAAACCAAGAGGAATAACGGACAGAGAGAAGATAGAAGAGATAGTGAGAGTGTTGGTAGAGAGGGAGGAGTATGTGGGAGGATGTATGTATAGAGAGAGGTTAATGAATGAGGATAGAGATATAGAGAGAGAGA